GCTATTGCGTATGTCATAAACAAATCTTATCTTTGTGGTGTGATTGATAAGGGAGTATGAAAGCTCCCTTTCTTAATCGGGTCAGACATACACAAATATTATCTCGAATATGAACAATATCATAGAACTTAACGGATTGATGGGTGTAAAGGGTGGAAAGGTTTATGCCTATTTTTCAACCGAACCGGAAAAGGTAAGAAAGGCTTTGGAGCTTGAAATAGCTTGTACCGGGGCTGATGATAACGGAGCATATAACATCTATTTCGATGATGAAGAAAATATATGTTGTGAGTATATGCAACGTTGTGTTACAAAGGAGTTTAAGAAGGTGGAAACGATAGAGGAAGCCGTATTGTGGATGGAGGGGTATTTTAGATGAAGATATTAATTTTTGATGTGATGCTGAATGAGCAATACATACACACATTCAAATATAAATATAATCCTTTGTTTCCTATTGAGGAGGAAGAGTTAAGGAAGTTTGTGGAAGAAAGGTTGCCGACATTGAAAGGAAAGAAATTCAAGATTTTGTTTTAGGGTATGAATCTGAATGCTATCATAAAGAAATGGTTCTGTCGCCATGAATGGGAGCTGATGTATGAGAGAAAGGTTACGGCATGGGATGAGTTAGGATGTAATAAATATAGGTAACTATATAGAACTTTGCACTAAAAATTATATAAATAAATAGGAAATTTAAAATATTCTATTTATATTTGCGATATGTATTTAACGGAGCAACATATAATAACAGTCAATGACAAGAGGTACAAGGATTTAGACCGGATTTGTTTCTTATCTAAGAACTTGTATAACGCGGCTTTGTATATCATAAAGCAAGAATTTCTTGTTTCCGGGAAATGGATAAGGTCTGTGGAGCTTAACAAAAAGATGGTTGCAGAAAACAATGTTGATTTTAGGGCTATGAGCGGTTCTTCTTCCCAGCAAATACTTATGGCTTTGGATAAGAATTTGAAATCTTATTTTTCTGCCATTAAAGCATGGAAAAGGGATAACAAGAAATTTACCGGATGCCCTAAATTCCCGAAATACAAACATAAAACAAAAGGAAGGAACGTATTTTCTTATTCTTATGCACAATTTAAGCATAGAGGAGAATATATTTACTTTCCAAAGAAAGAAGGTTTGCAACCATTGAAAACCAGATGTAAGGAAGGAACGGTTAAGCAAGTCAGATTTGTACCGAAAGCAGATTGTTATGTAATAGAATTGGTGTATGAATCAGAGGCAAAGGAACAGTTACCAGATAACAATAGATATATGTCTATTGATTTGGGGGTTAACAACCTTGCTTCTATTGTAACGAATACGAGTAACAAGGCTGTTTTGATGGATGGAAAGAAATTAAAGTCTGTCAATCAGTATTATAACAAGAAAAAAACTAAAATTCAATCACAATTAAAGAAAACAAATGGAAAGGAAAATTCGAGACGGTTAATGAACCTTACAAGAAAGAGAAACAATAAGGTCAAGGATTATTTGCATAAGGCAAGCAAGGAAATTGTAGGCATGTGCCTGGAAGACAACATAACGACATTGATAGTGGGACATAATGACGGATGGAAACAGGAAGTGAATATGAGTAAAAGAAACAATCAGAATTTTGTTTCAATTCCGTTTGAGACGTTCATATCAATGTTAAGGTATAAATCTGAAAGACAAGGACTAAGATTTGTTGAAATAAACGAATCTCACACGTCGAAATGCAGTTCTTTAGATTTAGAGGAGATAAAACATCATGATAGTTATGTTGGAAAGAGAGTAAAAAGAGGTCTTTTCAGAACAAAGAACGGGATTTTACTCAATGCAGATATAAACGGAGCCTACAACATCATGAGAAAAGTAAAAGGGGATGCAGCAATGCCACCCTATAGAGGGTTTGGGTATAACCCAGTTAAGAAATTTATTAACAAATAGATACAAGTGTAAACATGTATATAATTACCATATATCGCCAGATATTACGTCTGCAAGAAATGCGGTAGATATAAGAAAACAAAAAGTTATTGATATGAAACAGACAGTAGAAAAGGCGTCAATAGAATATGCTGAATCGGTTATTCGTTCATTTGGAATATGTGGGGTACCGAATGGAATTTCTGACATCAAGGAAATGATTGTTAATGGTTTTAATAGTGGTGCTGAATGGCAGAAGGAGAAAGCTATTGAAGCTTTGTCTTCTGTACTGGAGGACTGGGTACATGGTGGTGATGCAGACTGTATAATTGCAGAATTTGAAGAAAAACTGAAATGAGATGATTGAACGAATAAAGGTAGCTTGGTATGCCCTTACAAGAAAAGAATATGCGTTCTTTTCAATTCAAAGACACGAAATCGGGAATAGTGGAGGTAGGTGTATTATATCTGATAATGCAACCCCTATTTTCTTGAACTCAATTATTGAATTTACAGAAAAATACATTAAGGAGAAAGGAGATTGAAAATGAATGAAAGGAAAGTTCTTTTGTTTAAAAAGACATGTTATGATGTTGGAACACGTTTTTCTTTTGTTGTAAATGGTAAGATTGTTGAGACGGTTATAAGTGACGTAATGATTGATTATCATAAAAACATCAATTATGAAAAGCATTCTGTAAGGTATCATTTCTGTACTATGGACAAACACACATTTGATGAGTTTTCGGAAAGAGAAATAGAGGATATGATACATAGAGGTCTTGTTTTATATATTGAGTAATTGAAAAAGCCATGAAAGGAAATATATTTGACAAAATAAGAAAAGCATCTAATAAATACATAGAGTATATGATTGCTTGTGACTGTGTAGCCAAAGAAGCACAAAAACATATAGATTGGGACAATAATGTTTCATGTGAATATTATCCCGGTGATGGAATATGTATAATGATAGAAGAACATGTTTGTTTTATTGATACATTTTTAGACTTGGTAGAAGAATCGGAAAACGGTATGCTTGATAGGGAAACTTTTATGAGAAATTGTATCTGACATGGAAAGATATAGGATTGTGAAAGAAATAAGGTATAGCGGCTGTATTCCGATAGTCGTGTATTGCGTACAAGTAAGAAAAGACAAACGTCTTTCGTCTGAATGGGTGAATGTAAAAGGTTTTGATACCTATAGGAAAGCAAGAGAGTTGTTGTATATTTTAAACGGTGATTGATATGGAAATAGTTCCGGATTTAACAAAAAGTAATATATCTAAAAACCAGGTAGAATATATTCAAAAGAAACAGCATGAATATAAATTGACGGACAAGAAGAGGAGGGTTCCGGGCCATATTTTATTTTCATTCAATCTGAAAACGAAAGAGATAAAGAGAGCTTCTATTACTAACGAAGTTTCAATTGGATTAAACGGGAAACCTATAATGAAAACCAAAACAGTTATTGAGCCGGATTGCTATTACGAACAAGCTTTGAATGAAAAGAATTTTAGAAAAAGATTAAAGAGGATTGGGTTAATATGAGTAAATATATATACAATGAAGTGAAGAACTATATCCACAACGAACTAAAGTTGACTAAAGAGGATATAAAGGAAATTATGATTCCAATTGTGAAAGAGGAAGTTAAACGTATCTTTCAAAACACCTATGGGAATGATGTCGATATAGAGAGGTGGGTTCGTTGTATGGTTTCCAACGAGATACAAAGACATGGTGATTACTCTATGATAAGGAATTTGTGCAGGGAGATAATTAAGGAGGAAATTACCGATAGGTTGTCAATTGATATAAGCCTTAAAAGAGAAGGAGATAAAATTATGTTGAACGAACAAGAACCGTAAAACACATAGGAAATGAGTAGGTTTGAGAAAGAGATACTTCCTTTCATGGAAGAAGAAATTATGCAAAAACTCCGTACATACAACGTGTACAGTACAAAGGAGTATGAGGACATACGAAAGGCAGTAAGGTATTCAATCAGATTTTGCAAGAAACATAAAATAGTTCGATGTGAAGATAAAATTTAAACAAAGAAAGGGACAAGAAATGAAAAAGTACAAGGTTTTATTTTGTGATATGGACGGAACACTGATTGAGACAGCAAGTGGTGAGACGTTCCCGAAAGGTATATGGGATATGAAGTTTAAATTTGATGTCCTGGATGCAATTAAGAATTTAAGTCCTAAAGTAATTTTTATTGTTACAAACCAAGGAGGGATAGAAAAGGGTTTGTTTCCAGAATCATTTATTTACATCAAATGTGAGTACGTGAATGATAGTATAATGGATTATTGTAATATCGAAACACGTTTTAAGTATTGCGGAAGCAATGACAGAAGCAACCCTATGAGAAAGCCGAATACCGGGATGCTTGAAGAGCTTTTCAATAATTACAAGAGATGGAAAGATTGTGGTTTAGAAATGGAGGATTGCTTGATGATTGGTGATGCAAGCGGACTTGAAGGGCAGTTTTCGGATAGTGATAAGAAAACAGCCGAGAATTTCGGTATAGACTATATGGATGTCAGCGAGTTTGTAAATGTTTATAGGAAAGGATTGTAATTATGGGATTTAGGAATGGGACAAAACCAGGAGCAGCTAATAGAAAAGGGCATAGGTGGATAAACAACCCTAACAATGCACATAGAAAGTGTACAAAATGCGGCTGCATAGTTGACGTGACTTCTTCAAAAGGAAAAAGTATTTATGTATATACAGATAATAAAGGTAACAAATTGGCTGAATGCCCTAATTGTATTTGAATATGGAAATAAAGAACGTAGGACAACTTAGAAAAATCATAGAGAATCTTCCCGATGATTTTGAAATCGAGATGCGCGTCAGACGTAAATTAACGGATGAGGAATTGAAAAATTGCAGATACCCTTATCCTTATGATACAGAGTATTTAATTCTGGAATTTGAAGATATAGGTGTTTCAAACAAAGTGTTGTGTTTGGGTGTAACTTCTAAAAATGATTGAAGTATGAGGAAAATAAGACTGATACTCCGATGGTTGCTCATCCCTTTGTGGTTCGCCATATTCATTGTCTATCTGCCGATATGGTACCTGCAAATGAGTTGGTATTATTTCGACTTTAGCGATTACTGGGATAGCTATATGGTATTATGGGGCAGGATAATGTTGTTTTTAAAACTTAAAAAGAAATAGAAAAGGCTATGGAAGTAAAGAACGGAATAATAATAGATGGAGTGCTTCATGAAGCGAGGAATGAATGATGCACCAGTGTAATTATTGCTGTTGGTATAATGAAAGATACGGGAATTGCGATTGTCCGTATGTAATGAAGAAGTTGGTATGTGATAAGGCTAAAAAGGAGAAAGAAAGGAGTGAGAAATGAAGTCAGAACAAGTATTATTAATCGAACAGATGAAGCACTTGCAAGAACTTGGATTAGATACAAGTGATGCAAGTATGTATTGGGCGAGGGTGTCACATGGAAGTCGTGTTGATGATAAATCAAAAGGTAAATGGTTCTTGAGCTTACAGAAGGGGTTTCAGACTTGTGGGTTTATGTCATATGAAACCTTTCCTACTTATACTTTGCAGGATATTCTCGATAAGCTACCAGAACATATACAGATATATGATTTTTACATGTTTAAAAAAGTTGGTTTATGGTATTTTATGTATACAGATGGATATGAGGATAAATCATTTCATTTTGAAAAATCACTTCAAGCAATAGATGCCGCCTATTATACGTTATGCTGGTGTATTGAGAAAGGATATATTAAAACTAAAGAATAGTTATGGAAGCACATGTAATGAAGCTTGAAAACAACTGTGTGATTGTTGACGAGGAATATTTTAACGAGATAAAGAAACAGTCAGAATTTAACCAGGAAAGGATAAATGAGATTGCAGAGGAAAAGTTTTTGAAATACGTCAAAGAAAGCGGTATCAAACTTTCCTATGAAGTGAACGGAATACCTTATATATTTCATCATGACTTGTTGAGTGAATTGAACTATGAGGAAAGAGGATATCCGGAATCCGTGTCAGAAAAGGTGAAGCATGTTATCGCAGACGATATAACCGAGGCTTTGAATGATAAGTTTAAAGGACTGAAAGACGAGGCTTTGAATTATGCGTTAAGCGAGTTCAATAAACAGAAGCATGGTTTGGAGGCTACTGTAAGAATATGGAAATGTCTTGTATTGACATTTTTCATTATGACTATTGTTTCAACAATAGGCTTGCTTTTATTGTGAAATGATGTTAAATAACTAACATTTTAGACATAAGCACTTGCGTATCTCATAACATAATATTATCTTTGTACTGTGAGATTAAGAGATGATAAGTCAAACAAGTAAAAGAAATAAGATTATGAAAGCAAGAGTTTTAGAAAAGTTCATCATGATGGAGTTTGTAAAAGGGAATTTGGATTCACAGGAACAAGTTAATGAAATGATAACTCTAATACAAAAGAAATTGGGTGTATCGGTAGAGAATGCAGGAGATTTCTTAAGAAAAGCGGTTGGATTGATTTAACAACAACAATTTGTTTTCTTCATATTATAGGGCTATGTTTGTAGCCCTAATTTTTTAAATCTAAAGAAAATGGCACAAAAATTGTCTGCCGGATTTATGGCAGAATTATTCAAGCTTGTATATATGGATTTGAGTATTACCCGGATAGTGGTAAATCATCTGTCTTATCAATTGATACCTAAAGAGTGGGCAGGATTCAAATTTCTATTAAAAGAAGCTACAGAGGTATTAAAAGAGAAAGATAAGGTTCCTTCTTTAGGTGTTGTTTCGCAAAAATACGCTGACAGCGATTTTGTAATCGAGGCGGTAGATGCTGTACAGTCAGCCGCTAAAGTAGATAAGGAAATCATTATAGACCAGTTGGAAGCGTACATTAAAGACGTGGAATTCCAGCTACTTTCCAAAAAAGTACATGATTTGTACGAAGAAGGAAAGAAGGAAGACGCTATACGGGTAAATGCGGAAGAGAGCCAAAGAATATTGTCCCTATCATTAAGACATGAGGCAGGCGGTTTCCAAAAGGTCTTTGCCGATTTTGACAAGCGAATGAGGGGAAGACGGGAAGAGGAAGACGGGGAAATTCCGTCACGTGTAGTGTTCGGACTTGACAAGATAGACGATATTTCGGAAGGCGGCGCCACGATAGAAGATACGGTGTTATGGATAATGAGGTCCGGCGTGGGAAAATCCATGGCATTGAGATATCACGGCATGCAGGCAGCCTTTGACGGACACCCGGTCTTGCATATACAGTTGGAAGGTGGAGCACGTGCGTGCTTGGAAAGATACGACCAGTTCTGGACGGGGCAAAAATACGGGAATATCCGAAAGGGTGTTATAGATGATAAGCTGGCAGAAAAGCTTGACAAGGCGTTTGAAAACATAAAATCCTATTCTAAGGACATAGACGTATATTCTTTTGAAAAATTCGGACAGGCTACAATGGTGGATGTCCGTAATGTGATAATATCCTATTATAAGAAAAACGGTTATTATCCGCATGTATTGATATTGGATTCTTTGGACCTTGTAGCAACCGGGACAAATCGTGTTGTGGACAATAACCCTACATTCAAAAAAGAAAAGCTACAGACATGTGCACAGCTTTTGAAAAACTTATGTGTAGAGTTTAAGATGGTAGGATTCACGGCAGCACAAGCCGGGAATGTGCCGTTGGAAATATGGGATAATGCAGACAAGGTGATAGACAGAAGCTATACGGAAGGAGACAGGACGCTTGTAAAGCCGTTTTCTTTTGTGTTTACCGGGAACCGTACAAGGGAGGAAAAGAAACAAAACAAGATGCGTATCTATATGGATAAGGTACGCGATTACGATACAGTAAAAGATACCTTTCCTATTGTGACGGATTACGGAAGGGGACGTTTTTGCGATAAGGCGTTGACAGCCGAATATTACGGAGGCGATAAGGGTTTCACATCTTCTACTTCTGACAAGAAAAAGAGGAAAAAGAAGGAAGGAGACAATGAAATGCAAAATGATGTTAAAACAGAGATGATTTAGACATAAGCACTTGCGTATGTCATAACATAATCTTATCTTTGCAATGTGATAAGGAAAGAGAGTCAAACAAATAAAAAGATAAGGTTATGAAAACGATTCAATACAAAAGTAATTCAGAGATGTGGAAGTTAGAAAAAGAACTTAAATCACAAGGTTTTGTAAAAACGTCAGATTGTTTTTGGTATCAGAATTATAAAAGAGGTAACGAACGAGTAACGTTAGAAAGAGCTTAAGTTTAAGATGTTCAGAGTTGACAAAAACGAGGTAATATCCGAATTGAACCTATCTTTGTTCGGAGCGAAAGGTTTCATGCAGGACCGGAATAGGGAATGTCCTTTTTGCAATAAAAAGGGTAAATGGGGTATAAAGTTCAATGAGGCAGGGAATAACGGTGCATTCCATTGTTTCAAATGTGGCACAAAAACCACTTTAAAAAAGTTCCTGGAAAAGATAGGAAGAAAGGACCTTATAAAGCAGGATTATGAAAACACAGTAAAAATGCAGAAATTGACCCCTCTAATAAATGAAGAAGAAGAAACGATAGAGGAAATCAAAGAATGTGTTTTACCTAAAAAGCTGGAATATATAGAGAAGGACGAATATTTGGATAAGAGGGGCTTTGTAAAAAGATATTATGAAGAATTTCGCCCGGCAGAAACAAAATTCTTTCTCGAAAGAAAGCTGCATGATAAGTTCATATTCCAGTTTACAATGAACGGCAAATTGGCCGCGTGGCTGGCACGTTCAAAGAAAAGCAAAGAATGGCACGAGGAGAATTTGAAAAAGTTCAAGGAGGGCACAGAAAAGCTTGTATTGAGGTACGAGAATTCGCGAGACGGGTTCTCCCATGTGATAGGAGGGTATGACAATATAACGGACGAGACGGACACGGTTATAATCGTGGAAGGAATGTTTGACTATATATCTGTAGATACGAAACTGCACCTCTATGAATCACCGGATATAAAGTGCGTGTTTACGTTCGGTAACAATATGGGGTTAAGTCAGATAAGGTTATTGAGGGATAAACCCGGTATAAGGAACGTGATTTTGATGTATGACCCGGACAAACCGGAAATGATTAAGACGGTATCAATGACCTTGCAAAGATATTTCAATGTGCAGATTGCTGAACTGGAAGACAAGAAGAAAGACCCTGGGGACGCGACACAAGAAGAACTCCTATGGGCGCTTGACAATATGACAGAACCGATTAATTACTATACCAAGCATTTATAGTGTTGATTTTTTGCCATTTATCCTAATTTTTGTTAGATTTGAAGTCAAAATTAAGGACATGGAGAAATCACGGAAAATCAGTTTGGAACAGTTTGTATTTAATTTGCAGTTGGAGTATTTAAGCTGTAAATTGCGTTCGATAGTTTACAATCGTATAGAGAGTGTAGAACTTGTAAAGATATACAAGGATATTGCGGAAAAGAAGAAGGCAAAGATTCTGAATTTAAAACAGAGGTTCCGTCTTGGAACGATGTTTGATAATGACAATGCGTTTTCAAGTTTTTATCAGAAGGAATTTTTGCAGGAATACGGGTTGCCGAACTTGCAGTATTCGGAGAAAACAAAAAAGTCGGTAATGTTTTGGGATAGGTTTCACCTATTGAAACCGGGTACCCCGGTGATATATAAGGGAAAGGAATATAAGGTGAAGATAAATCACCCGAATGACGACAATGTAGTGATATGGATTGATGGCATACCGGAACAGATTCCGTATACCTACTTCAAAATGAGGTGGTTAGAAGAAATTGATATAAAGGATTTAAAATAATTGGAGATAATATTTGTTTATCTCAAAATTTAATTCTTATTTTGCATCACAATTAAAAATAAAAGATATGACGTATTTCGAGTATGAAGAAAAGGCAGCTACTACAGCTTGCTATAATGAAAAAGTGGCTTTGTCCTATGTAACACTTGGTTTGTGTTCGGAGATGGGAGAAACCTACGAAAAAATCAATAACGAGGCGGAAACGGAAGAAATCTCTAAAGAAATCGGAGATATGTTCTGGTACCTTGCCATGATTCGTAAAGAGTGCAATCTTGACATTGAAGGCTGGGATTGGAAAGAAGCTTTGGCAAATGCAGAAGGTGCAGGCGTGTTTGATTTGCCCGTAGAAGTTGGAAAGATTGCGGACCAGGTTAAAAAGTGGTTGCGTGATGACTGGAAGGAAGCCGAACAGAACGTATTCCCGGAAGCAAGAAAGAAAGCCGTTTTGGAAGCCTGGAAGAATGCTTGGAAGGTAATAAACAGCATGATTAACCGCGTAGGACTTGATACGGAAAAGATTGCAGAGCAAAATATAGAAAAACTGTTTTCACGTAAACAACGTGGTAAAATTCACGGAGCAGGAGACAATAGATGAAAAAGTTTGACAAAATATTAATGACGGGGGCACAGGGAACGGGGAAGACAACCCTACTGAAAGCCTTACAGAATGAACCGGAATTTGACAACTGGAAATTTTATACTGGTGTTGTCAGAACGATGGTTGAGGAGGAAGAAATAACCATTAATGAAGAAGGAAATTCCGAATCCCAAAAGAAAATATTCGATAAATACACTCAAATAATGGAGGATGCCATGAGACAACCTTCTGTAAGTGACAGGTGTATTATTGATGTGAACGCCTATACTTCTTGGCTCTTTGACAATTGCAACCCGAAAGACAAGGATTATAACAATCTTGCAGAAGAGGACTTTAAAGAAAAGCGTCAGATTGTAAAGCGGAAATACGAGTTTCCGTTGCTTGTTTATCTTCCTATTTCATTCGGTTTGCAAGGTGATGAGGTTCGTTCGGAGGATGAAGAATACCAGAAAGAAATAGACCGGAAGATAAAACAGATTGTTGATAATTACGGAATACCTTACATTTCTGTTTCCGGTTCAACGGAAGAAAGAGTACAGCAGATTAAAGATGCCGTATTCGGGAAAAAGGAGGGCTGATGTATGGAATTTTCTTTGTTGACTTTAAGAAATGTCGGTCGGAAGCTTGGAATGCAGAATGTTTCCGGATTCAGAAAAGAAGACCTTTTGCAACAGGTCATTGAAAGATTGGAAGTAAAAGGAAAGACGCTTGAAGAATATGCAAAGGAGGTATCTGTAAACACCCCAAAAGGGTATGTAAAGAAAAAGTTCAATCTTTCACCTAAAGGAGAAAACCCGTACAAGAAAGGGAGTATATCATATAAGGTATGGGAAGAACTTGCAAAGAATGACGGTCGGTCATTCAGCCGGATTGCAAAAGAGCTGGGAACGCATTACAACGTTGTTTCCGTTTGCTGTAGAAACCATTTTGACAAATCATAAACTTGCCGTTTTTATTTAGATTTGATTTTTCACGGGGAGTGTAAGTAAATACGCTTCACTCCCTTTTTATACCCTAAAATTATGGAAGAGTTGTATAAAGATTTAATCAAATATTTGGAGGATAACTTTTTGTCTTTCAATGCTTTAGATAACAATATTATAGAGATTGACGGGCAAACATTCGAGTTGTTTGAACCTTTCCAATGGGACAAGGAAGATAATGGAATTTTTTTTGACGATTCGTTCCAGTGGGTAGGAGACCGGACAGAATGCGACAATTACGTTTTCCGGTTCGGTGATGTATGGTATTACCTTAAAAAGGGAGACGAGAATAAAGTAAAACTTAACCGATTGCAGTATATCGGAAAAGCAAATCTGTTTGATGAAAGTTTGAGGTTTGACACCTATATAGGCGTGCACGGCAATTTTGAATTGATGAACGGAATGCACTCTTATTCCGATTGGGTGGAAAAGGCTAAATTCCTGGGGATAAAAGCGCTTGGAATATGCGAAAAGAATACGCTTGCATCAGCGTTCAAATTTCAGAATGCGTGCCTTAATGCGGGAATAAGACCTATATTCGGAATGGAGGTTTCAGTATACAACGAGCAAAAGGATGTGCGGTATACGGTAAAACTGATAGTCAAGAATAAGGAAGGATGGGACAATCTATTGAGGATAAACAAAATTCTGAATGTTGACGAAAAAGGTTTTATATCGGAAAAAGAATTACAGAAAATGAAAGACGGGTGTTTCTTGTTACTGGACCCGAAAACATGTATGTTTGAAAACCTTCCTATATTGTCAAGAAAATGGGATGATACCTATTATCAGCTTGATACGGTGGAATACAAGAAGAATGACAGGGATAAAAAATATCTTGACAATCTAAAAAAGTTCGTAGGAGTATATAAGCCCGTGGCAGTATGTGATGCTTGGTATCTTGAAAGACGGTATGCCCCTATAAGGGAAAAGCTTAATAGACTGGCAAAGGTAGTGAATTATGAGAGTAATAATCAGTACATGAAGAATTACCAGGAATACTACGAAGAACTTTCAAGACTGATACCGGATGAGGATAAGTTTTTCGGATTATTTGAAGAAGCTTTGGTAAATCTTAATTACATATCGGTAAACTGTAATTATCTGTTGGAGACACAAGTAAGACATGCGCCCAAATATGTAATGACGGAAGAGGAGAAAAAGAAATATGCCTCTAATACAGAAATGTTTGAATCGCTTGTATTTGACGGACTGGCAGAACACCCGGAAATATTAGACAAATATAGCGAAGAGGAACTGACAGAAAGACTTAACACAGAAATATCCATCATTGAGGAAGGCGATGTAGTGGACTACTTTCTGATGTTGAGGGATATTATTAGATGGGGGAGAGATAATAACATTTTGGTCGGACTTGGGAGAGGCTCTGCCGGAGGAAGTGTCGTATCTTATTTGCTTGGAATAGTAAAAGTAAATCCGTTGGAATATGAATTGCTATTTAGTAGGTTTTTGACAAAGGGTCGTTTAATTCGACATGAAGAAGAAGAGATAGTGACGATAAACGGAGAAAAGGAAATATCCGGAAATGACTTTATAAAGGTTGTCCGGAACGGTGAGAAAATGATAATCAGAGCCAAAGAATTAAAAGAAGGTGACGAATTGATAAACGAATAACGGTATGATAGTAAAAAATATTGAAATAAAGCGTCGGGCAAAGACCGTATTAGGGTCAATGCCCGATATCTGACCCCTTCGGGGGAAACGAATTGACACAGATTTTCCCGGCAGAAGACGGGACGAAATAAAAGCCTACATGGAAGAAAGGTTTGGAAAGGAGCAGGTTTGTTCGCTTGGCACCTATACTACCTTTCAGCTAAAAGAAGCAATATCGGACATGGCGCGTGCAGACGGTATACCAGTACAGTTATACAGATGGTTTACCGCTTGTATCGGAGACGACAAGGAAAAGACGATAGAGGAGTTTTTCAAGACTGTATGTGGGAAAGAGGACCTAAAGAAATTTGTCAAGGAACATACAGAGACGTTTAACGATATGATGGTTATTCTTGGCTCGCCTAAAAGCCAGTCAGTGCATGCGTGCGGAACCGTAGTATTGCCGGACGGAAAAACATCTTATGAATGGATGCCCGTACATACACAAAAAGGACTTGTAGTTACGGACTGGGAAGGTTCGGAAGTGGAAGCGGCAGGATTCCTAAAGGAAGATGTTTTGGGGATTATCCAGTTGGATAAGTTCGAGGAAATGTTACGCTTGATAAAGGAAAACCACGGAATAGACGTTGATATATATAGTTTGCCTTTGGATGATAAGCAAGTATTCGAGTATGCAGGCAAAGGATGGCTGGGCGATGTCTTCCAACTTGGTTCCGCCGGACTGTCCGGATATTGCGTAAAGATGAAACCGGAAAACATAAACGAACTGTCTGCATGTGTAGCCCTCTATAGACCTGGACCTATGGAAAACAATTTTCACAATGAATATATTTTGCGGAAGAACGGGGAAAAGGACTGGACGGAAGAAATGCCTATAGGTGGAGAAGAAGTGGTAAAGAAAGACTTTGGACTTCTTGTCTATCAAGAAAGTATAATGTTATTGGCGCAAAAACTTGCTGGGTTTGATTCTGAAACTACAGACCTTTTGCGTAAATGCTTGGGAAAGAAAGATTTAAAGAAGATAAAACTTTATAAAGACAAATTCGTTACCAATTACGCAGAAAAATTTGCTTCTAAGGGGGTTACAAAAGAATATGCAGAAAATCTTTGGAATCAGATGGAAGAATTCGCAAAATATAGCTTTAATAAATCTCACTCTGTATGTTATGGTATGACCGCCTATATATGCCTATGGCTTAAAGTGCATTATCCTATTGAGTATTGGAGCGCTACATTCTCGTTTGCGAAGGATGAAAAGATACCTTATTATGTAAACGAGATACAGCAGTCTGGTGAGATAAAGATACACCCGGTAGACATCAACAAGTCAGACGTAAATATCGTGTCTGATTACCGAACAAACAGCATGTACTGGGCATTCAACGCAGTAAAGCAATGCGGAGAAAGGGCACAGGAATACATATCGGAAGAGAAAAAGAAGAACGGCCCGTTTTTCTCTTTGGAGGAATTTATAGATAGATGCGTAATTAAAGGCAGTCCGGTAAATAAATCGGTCATTGAGAATTTGATATTTGCAGGGGCGTTCGACGAACTGGAAAATATCCAGGAACCGAAAGACCGTTTGTCCCTTATTGAGATGTACCGCGAGAACAAAAGGGTTAAGATATTGGAAGATAAGGATTTACTTACCAATATTATGAAAGTCCGTAAAGAACGCAATAATTGGTGGTGGCTATTACAGCAAAAAAGAACGTCCGGTTTTGCATTTTTTGATTATTATGATTTGGTGAATGAATATCATATGCCTAAATTAGACGACGAAACGGAATTCCAGGATGTGTCACAGATAAAATTTTGGGACATTAATTCTAAGAAAACCCGTAGAGCCGTGATAGGCGGTTATGTGATTGAAATAATAGAAAGAAAAAGCAAGAAGGGCATATTTGCCACTATAGTATTGGAAAGTAATTACGAGTTTATAAATGTAACGATTTTTCCAGAGTTGTTTGAAGAATACGGAGAGTTTTTAAGGGGTAGTAAAAAGAACATTTTGTTGGTTAATGGTGTGATTGTGTGGGATAAGTTTAGAGGAGAATATATTTTGCAGGCGAATGTTAATTCATTGTTTACAGTATTGACGTAAAATATTTTTGATATGAAAATTATGGTAGAAATCGGTACCAAGACCGTTGTTTTGGTATCACCGGATAAGGACGAAGAAATAGAATTGGACGATGTTACGACAATCAATTACTCTAACCTCTATGGAGAGGCGGTAACGGTGTCCGGATTGCTTAACAAAGTCGGTCTGATGAAAGTTGAATACGAAAAGAAAGCGAAGGAAGAGAAACTGTTTTGCGATGTGTTTGCAGCTAATTTAAGGAAGAAATTAAGACGAGAAGCGGCTACGAATGGAGGAAGAATAACGATTGATGGAGAATCTTTTAAGCTGACTGAAAAAGGGTTGGAGGATGCTATATTACTCAATGAACAGTATCAGAAAAATTTGATGAATCTTATTGAGATAGAATCGAAGAGAGACAAGTTAGACACCCTATTTTGGGCAGTACAAAGCAAGGACAAGAAACTTAACAATTTGTTACCAAAGATTGTACCGCAAGACTTTGAAAAAGAGCTTATTGAAGGAAAGATAAATACTTTTAAGATAGTAAAAACTGATTATTAATTTTTAAAAAATTTGTGTTATGGCTTTTGATAGAAGTAAGTACAAAAAAGCGAGTGTAGAATCAATTGATGAAACAGTAGGAAAAGCAGTCGCAACAATGGGTGGTAATTTCGGACAAGGTGGTAGAGCTTCGTTCTTTAATTTGAGCGAAGACGGAAGATATGTATTGCGTGTATTGCCTTCGTTGACCGGAAAGCCTTATATGCCGAGAAAAACGGTTAAACTGCCTATTGAATGTGCGGTATATGACAAGGACGGAAAAGATACCGGGAAGAAGGAAATCAGACAAAAAGACATTTTTACCTCTGATATCCACAGCAACCGTATGAATGGCGAGGATGCAGTGTTGACCTATATCAGCCACGTCTATAACCTGGCAAACGATATCCAGGACAAGGACGAGCGCGCGAAATTCCTTTATCCAATTAGTGGCTATCGTAACAAGCAAAAGCAGTGGACGTGGGGCATGAAACCCATACTTAACTACGTGGCTTATGTATGGGCAGAAAGTGACGTGTATCGCCTTGATTTGCGCCCGGATTGGTGGAAGAGAATGAAGAACCTCTCTATGGAACGTGCCGGAGGTTCGGATGATGGAATAATTAATCTTGACATCTTTTCTGACCCGGACGAAGGTTATCCATTGATTATCAATGTTGCCACGGATGAAAACAAGAAGAAAAATTTCGATATTTCTTGCGGAATGCCGGATGCGAATAAACGTCAAAGCTGGGATGATTTCTTTGCGAAAAACCGTGTATCTGACGAAGTATTCGGCATTATGGAAGAACTGCCTACTTTGGATGATATGTATGTGGATGTATTCTCACGTAAAGACTGGGATATGCAGTTGGAAGGACTGGAAAGAATCGACGAAGAACAATCATACGGTATTTTCCAGAACGATGCCTTCCTAAACAAACTCGAAGAACTTGACAAGCTTGTACCGGAAGAAGATGAAATCAAGGAAAAGAAATCACCCAAAAAAGCCCCCGAAACAAAGAAGGTTAAACAGGAAGAACCGAAAGAAGAGCCAGCGAGACCGGAAAAGAAAGTAGGTGGTTATCCTACACTTACCAACCTTAAAAAAGAACTTCGCGCCTACATTGCCGATAATTACGAGGACAAGGAATTGCCGGAAGAGTTGACGGTAGCAGAACTCCGTAAATGGTACGATATCGCACAAGAAGGCGGCGAGCTGCCTTTTGAAGATTACGAAGAGCCGGAAGACGAAGATTCGGTAGCAGCAGAAGACCCGGAACCGGAAGATACGGCAGTGGAAGAAAAGGAAGCGTCAGCAAGCGTTCCTAACTCTATTGCGTCACGGTTGAGAAACTTGAAAGCAAGAACTTCAAAATAAAAAATCATTACAAGGAAGGGTAATATTATACCCTTCCATCAATCCTACTATTATGAAAAATCTTTACAGAGTAATTCTTATTGCAGGTATGATAATAATACTTGTATTGTTATTCCTATCTATCAAGAAAGCGAGGGAAAACGAAAGGTTATTATATGAAGTAGAATTTTACACAGATTCCTTAAACAGATACACAAAGGTTTATAATTCCGAAAGCTTTTCTAAATTGAAAAAAGAAAACAAAGAATTGTACAGTCGATTGAAGGAAAAGGAAGCACTCGTAGAGGCAATAGAATTTGAATGGAAATACAGGTATGAAGGACTGGAAAAGCAGGTTTCCGAATTAAGAAAAACGGACAGCCTCTATACATTCAAGGAAGAAACCGACACAGTGGGATATGACTTGCAGGTATGGGCTACACACCTGGCAAAGTATAAGATTAACTTTAATATAACCAACAAATTTTTATTGACAAACCAGCGTATAGGAGACAATAACCGTATGGAGATAACGTCTCAATTGCCCGGAAAGATAGGCGATGTTACGATGTGGACCAAACCGGAGAAAAAGAAAAGATTTGGTTTCGGTGTGTCGGTAGGTGCCGGATATGGAGTATTCAATAAGGATTTTGACGTGTTTGTAGGATTGAGTGGAACGTATTTAATTTGGTAGGAAAATGTTTGTACAGATAAACAACAAGAGGATAAAGATTTCCTCTATCAGCAGATACAATGACGAGGGATATTCACAATCGACAAAGAAGTTTAGAATAGCTTTGAAGATATCCAATGTCTGGGAAAGCTTCTATTTTGACAAGGAAGAAGAAAAGGACAATGTTTTGAAAAATCTTGACAATACATTAAAAGTGACTGCGTTATGACAGGGAAAATGATAATAAGCACTGATTGGCATTTGAAATTTTCCAATATCGAAGAGATAATGGAATTACAAAGGCAGGAATTAAGTGTAGCGGAAGACAACGGTATAACAAATCATGTGTGGCTTGGCGATATATTCGATTCCCGTATATCACAAAGGCAGGATGTTCTAAACGCTTTTTCCTCTATTCTTGACATGTACGCGAGGATGGAACACACGGTATACTGTATTCCAGGGAACCACGATAAGAGCGATTACAGTTCGGACAGGTCGTTTCTGGATGCATTTAAATATCATAAAGGGTTTAGGCTGATAACTGACCTGGACGCTTTCGAGATTGGCGGTGTAATGTGTTATTTTATGCCGTTTTTTGACAATGCGATATGGTTAAAAGGAATGTCGGATGTATTGAAAGAAAAGAATCATGAGACACATGTACTTTTTACACATATCGCATTCCAGGGAAGTAGGAACAATGACGGTAGCGAGGTGGAAAGCGATATAAAACCCTCTTTGTTTAAAAACTTCGGTATGGTGTTTTCCGGACATTATCATGATTTCCAGGAGATAGGAAAGAATATTGTACACCTTGGAAGCATTACACAAAACAATTTCGGGGAAGACGATAAAAAGGGGTTCTGGTTATTGGATGATGATTTGACCTATGCGTTTATCCCGTCAAAAGGGAAACGATACAAGAAGGTTACCGTGAATCTGGAAAATACGACGTTCAAGCAAGCCGACAAGATTGTAAAGGATTTTCAAAAGAAGAACAAGAGGGATTTTGTGCGCGTGGAATTTGTCGGAACCAAAGATGCAATTTTCTCTATTGACAAAGAGGAGTACAGAAAGCTTGGTGTAGATGTCAAGGTCAAATCCGTAGAACTGGAAACGGAAGAGGTGGAGACAGCAGAAGAAATCAAAGCTTTGTCCGGTTCCGATATTGCGGACAAGTTCAAGGAGTTTTGCAAACAAAATGATTACTCCTATAATGAAGGAATGGAAATATTGAAGGAGGTGTTATAATGGGTCTTGAAGAATTATTTGGAAGAATAGAGAAGCGTTTCGGAAAGGAAGCGGTAGTAGGAAATGAAGTAAAGGTAGACACCGTGTCTTCCGGCAGCATGGCATTTGACGAGATATTAGGAGGAGGTTTTGCGCTTGGAAGAATACACGAAATATACGGCGGATTTTCCAGTGGCAAAAGCTCCGCGGCATTGCATCTAAGCGCGTCCGTACAAAAAACGCTTGGAAAAGCGGTGGGGTATGTAGATACGGAACAAGCACTTGACTTGGAGTATGCAAAAGCGCTTGGAGTTGATTTAAGTCGGGACAAGTGGATAATGTCACAGCCGGATAGTGCAGAGCAAGCGCTTGAAATCGCGCGTGAAATGCTGGAAGCACCGGAAATCGGATTGGTGGTATTGGATTCTGTTGCCGGGCTGGTGCCAGAAGCTGTTTTGCAGGGCGAGGCAGGAGATGCAAAAATAGCGCTTGTAGCGCGCCTTATGTCACAGCAGCTAAGCATTTTAAAAAATGTATGCAAAAAGAATAACAACATACTCCTATGTATCAATCAGACAAGGCAGAAAATCGGGGGTATGGGATTTGGGCCAACAACAACCACACCAGGAGGAGAAGCTCTTAAGTTCTATGCCACACAGAGAGCTGAATTTGCCCGTATAGGTACGGAAAAGACGGACGGGATAGCAACAGCCAACAAGACCCAGATTAAAATTGTAAAAAACAAGATTGCGCCCCCTTTTCGTGTATGCCAGGTAATGTTAGAGTACGGTGTAGGTTTTGATACGGTACAGGAGCTTATAGATATGTCTATAAGAGAGGGAATTTGCTTTAAAAAGGGTGCTTGGTTTTATTATGGAGAAACCCGGTTGGGGCAGGGAATGGATAACGCCAAGAAAGCGCTATCTGATAAGGATTTGTTTAATGAAATTAAAAATAAATTGACAGATAAATTATGTACCCCGAAAGATTGATATTAAGAAATTTTTTGTCATTTGAAGAACTTGATTACACCTTTACAAAAGAAACTTTGGGAGTGACTGGGGAGAACCGGACAGAGGAAGACCAGCTAACGAACGGGGTGGGCAAATCTACAATCGCACAAGGCTTGTTCTATGCGATATATGGCGTTAATCTAAGAGGAAAAGAAGACAAGAAACTGATACGTAAAGGTACGAAAGAAGCCTATACTAAGGTTGAAATATTTTGTCAAAAACGGAAAGAAACACTGATAATTGAGCGTACAATTCCGTTGAAAAGTTCTTCCAAAGTATTGTTAACCCTAAAGAAAGATGATGTAGAGACGCCCGTAACGGTAGCTACTGTATTGGATGCGAATAAATATGTGATTAACTGGATTGAGATTACACCGGAAGACGCCAAATCCTATTATATCGTAACCAAGGGCAATTATTCGTCTTTCTTCCGTTCGTCCAATACTGAAAAGCTTGCTTTGATAAGCCGCTTTGTCAATTTCTCCAATATTGACAAGACAAAAGGTGTGATTTCCGAAAAGGTCGGTGTATTGGAACAAGAATTGCACAAAGAAGAATGTTTGAAAAGCGTTGCGGAAGGCAAGAAACAAGCCTATGAAGAACAGATACAGCAAGTGTTGAACGAAGACCCGGAAGAAAAGAAAAAAGGTATTATAGGCGAAATCCAGTCCGAAATCTATTCTTTACAAATCCTCAACGAAGACCTTGTAAAGATGCGTATTCCTAAAGCGGAAAAGAACATTGAAAATGTAGACAAGGATATTGAAGACCTTGTAAAGTTAAAAGAAGATGTAAGCAAAGAACTTGAAAGTTTTGATATGGATGCTTACAAGGACACCTATAAAGAGATAGACACGGAAATAGCCGGGTTAAGGAAAGACAAGTCAAACAAGGATGAAAGACGCAAAGATTATGCGCTGAAATTAGCTGATTATGAGAAGAAATTACAGAAGGTCGAAGTATTGCTTTCTGGTGTCATTGTGTGTCCTAACTGCAATCATAAGTTTTTTATGGATGCTGACAAGGATTTTGAAGAGTTGGAGGCTGACAAAGAGGCTTATAAAACAGCCATTGACAAGAATACGGTAAAAAAGAATGAATATGAAGCCTCTATAAACGAACTGGAAGACCTTATATCCCAATACCAGGATGTACGAAAAGAGACGGAAGAGGAAGAACGTAAATTGCGTGTACGTCGTGGAAAGGTGGTTGACAAGATGATGGAGGTTGAAGACCGTATAAGGGAATTTGAACGTGAAAAGAAGGGATATGAAAACTCCATTGTAAAGATGCGTTCAGAGGTTGAAACAAACCGTTCCCTTATTGAATCAAAGACTGGGTATATAGAGGAGCTAAAAAAGCAGAAAGCGGAAAGACCCTCTATCAAAGACCAGGAAAAGGCGGTAGAAAAACTTTCCAAGGATATAGAGGAAGGCAATAAAAGAATTCTTGACATAAAGAACGGTATTTTCAAGGTACAGCAGTGGGACAGCCGATTTAAGGATTTCAAGATGTACCTGGCTATGGAGCAGATAAAGAATATCCAGAGCGCAGCCAATGACGTACTTAAGAAAATGAAAAGTGATTTACGTCTGATGATTGAAGGCTTTAAACGGAACGCAAACGGAACATTGAAAGAGGAGATAACCCCCTATGTTTTCCGTGACGAAATGGAAAGTTTTTTCTTTTATTCGGGTGGTGAGCAGGCACGTGTAGAAGTAGCCCTTATCATTGCGATACAAAGCATGATTAACGCGACAAAACAATATGGAGGCATGGATTTTTTATTGCTGGACGAAGTATTGGAAAGTAGCGATTCTTTGGGTATAGAAAACATAATTTCCTCTACGGAATTTCTGAAACAATCTATATTGATTGTTACCCATGTGCCAAAACTTAATGACGAGATAAAACAACTGAAAGTAATCAAGGAAAACGGAATTTCAAGATTGGAGGTGTAGAATGAAAGTATTTATGGGATTTGACCCTGGAACAAAGGGGTTTGTGTCAATGATTGCGGAAGACGGGTCTTTTATCAAGGCAGAACCTATCTTTAGGGATATCAAGGTAGTGGATATGATAGAGACGGCAAACAGGTTGCTTGCTTTTGTCGAAGGCTACGAGGTCCGGCACGTCGTGATAGAGGACGTGCATGCACTGTATGGTTCTTCGGCAAAAGGAACGTTTACGTTCGGTTATAATTCGTGCGTGCCGGAATTCTTTTGTGCAATTGCCGGATTACCCTATACAAAGATACCGCCCAAGAAATGGCAGTCAGACATGCACAAAGGTATAAAGATGGTAACCAAGAATGACGGAACCAAGACGGTAAAGGACGTAAAGAAAATGAGTATTGTTGCCGCACACCGTATTTTTCCGGATGTGAGCTTAAAAAGGACAAATAGAAGCCTAAAGGATGATGATAATTTTGCCGATTCTTTGCTGATGGCTGAATATGGACGCAGACATTTTAAATGATAATGGTATGGAAGAAGAATACATAAGAAAGAGTTTTATTGTGCCTAATGTAGCAATAAATATTGCTTGCTTTAAGGCAGGAATGACGGAAGAAGATTATTATAATACATTAGGAGGTCGAATGTATGGTGATAATAAGGAGAAAAACGAAGAGTATAAAAGGGAATTGTGCCGGAAGATATTCAGACCGACACCGGAAGAAGAGGAAGAAGATATCAACAGATGGAAAGAAGGCGGTGCAAAAGTTATGAGTTTCGAGGATTGTGTAACCTTGGTATTGGAAGGATTACCAGTTAAAACAAAGAAAGATGATGCTATAGAAAAGGAAATGACAATAGGAGAAGAATTTGAAACTTTATGAGTTTTGCAATGCGATATAATTTTAAGAAAAAAAAGAAAACTTATAAGCCTACAGAGGTTGCAAAAATATATCGTGAAAATGGAATGACGGAAGAGATGCTATATAAGCGTTGTATAGGATTGGGATGTACAGAAGAGGAATCAAAAATGTTGGTACAAAAATGTTTCCACCCTACAGAAGAAGATTTAGAACTTGAAAAGCTATGATATACTGGAAATGTGAAAACAAGGAATGTACGGAGTTCGGGAAGGAAACCATAGAGACAAACCCTATGTTTAAATACACCGACAAGGGAACCGTACCTATTAATATACCTTATTGTAAGGTATGCGGAAAACAGATGGGATATAGGGAAGAATTGCCGGAAAGCGACGGTGATATAAACGTGGCGTTCGCCTCTTTCGGTTCCCAGTCCAACGAAAATAAAGCCTCTATCCTTAAGGCGCGATATAAGAAAGGCATTGAAAAAGAGGGTATTAATGAAAAGATACAAGCCAAAAGGGATAAAATGACTAAGGACTTTTTCGGTGTCTGATATGTTAAAACAGTGTTAAAAGGACATACGCAGTTGCTTATGTGATAACATAAGATTATCTTTGCGAAGTGAGAAGTGAGATATAGATTATGAACGAATTAGTAGAAAATATTTGGACGCTTGTAGCTCTCACGGGCTACAAGTTTATAACAGTGAATTTTTTAGGAACATACAAAGTGTTTCTGGTGGAAAATTTTGCTACGAAGACAAGGGATAACCCTTTTAATGAGGTACGCGGTGCGGTGGATATAACCGAGGATGTTAGACACCTTACTTTCCAGCTATCGGAAATGAATCCTATCGGAATAGATGCCCGGTTGCAGGGAAGACCGAGAAAAGATTTTAAGTTTGGAAGTGACGATTACATTTACTTTATTGCTAACAAGAAAAACGAATTTTGATTATGGCAAAATCAAATTTAGACCCTAAAGTATTGGAGGGCAAGATAAGGGAATATAACAACGCCTATCGTAGAGGCGAGCCGGAAATAACGGATGCGGAATTTGACGCACTGGTAGAACAACTGCATGCAGTTAACCCTAATGCGGACTGGTTCAAGAAAGGGGTCAATGACGAGGTTCCCGGAAGAAAAGAAAAGCTGCCTATTCCCATGTACAGTCTTGAAAAGGTAAAGACTTATGACGAGATTGTAAGGTGGATAAAATCGTGTGGACTGAAAGACGAAGATAGACTGATTATCACTCCTAAATTTGACGGTATTTCTTTATGTGTGGATGAATACAATAAGAAGGCGTGGACCCGTGGAGATGGTGAGGTAGGTCAAAATTGCACTTCTCATTTTTCGCAGATGATTAACCATGATTTCAAGGATGTGAAAAGAACGGAAGGATGTTATACATTTGGAGAAGCCATTTTCCGTAATTCCACATTCTTGACGTTAAAGAAAAAGACAAGTTATAAGTCTGCAAGAAACGCGGTTGCTGGTATCATCAATTCACCTACTGTGTCTGTTAATGTAGGTAATATCCAGTATATAAGATATGGGTATTCCAATGAGGATTGGGACAAGGTAAGCATGCTCGCCTATCTGAATGATAATTCGGCAGTAAAGGTCCGTTATGTGGAAACGTTTGTAGAATCAATCATACATAGCGAGAAGATGTTTACAGATTACATGAACCGTATCTTTGAAAACATAACGGACGATTATAAATGCGACGGTCTTGTTATCGACGTGGACAGTGCAGAAATACGGAAAGAACTTGGAAGATTACCAAACGGTAATCCACGTTATGCGATTGCCTATAAGAACCCGGACTGGTCGGAAAGAGAGGAAACGAAAGTAGAAAATGTAAGATGGCAGATTTCCAAGGATGGCAGATTATCCCCGGTAATTGACATTATGCCCGTTGATTTGTGCGGTGCTACGGTTTCCAAATGTACAGCATATAATGCCCGTTATGTAAGAGACAACCATATAATGCCCGGTGCCAATGTCATTATATGCCGCTCCGGTGACGTGATACCGAAACACTTGTGTACGGTGTCTTATCCTACAGTAAACAATTGTTTGCCCGATAAATGCCCTATTTGCGGAAAACCTTTGGAAATGGATAAAAACGGTGTGGACTTGATTTGTTCCAACAAAAATTGTGACGGTATAATGCTTGCCAAATGTGTATATTTCTTTACAACTTTGGGATTTGAAGAGTTCGGAGAACCGACAATAAAGAAGCTGTTTAATGCTGGATACAAGACACCGGACAGTATTCTTCTATTATCAGAAGAAGACCTTAAGAAGATTGAAGGCATAGGAAATGTAGCAGCAAAAGTGCTTTCAAGACAGTTTGAGGAGTTGAAAAAGAAAGGTACGAACTTTGCAAAACTATTGACAGCTTACAATGTATTTAAAGGTGTAATAGCTGAAAAGACATGCCAAAAAATTCTTGACGGATTAAAGCTATATAATTATGAAGATGTAGCCGTTTTTGCAAAAGAATGTGATGAAAGTTGGGCGGCTGACATTGAAGATAAGATTGAAGGCGTCGGATTTAATACGGCTTTGGCATTTATTTATGGTATCATTGACTGGTGGGCAAATGACGATGATTCTGCACACATTCCTATTACCTATTACGGACTGGAAGAAAAGTCTTTTGATGGTCAAATGACGGTTGTATTTACCGGATTTCGTTCACCGGACACGGAAAAGAAATTGACAGAAAAAGGACATAAAATAGGTTCTTCTGTAAGCAAGAAAACAACTTGTTTGGTAGTCAAGGAAAAAGGATTGGGAACCATCAAGGAAAAGAAAGCGGAACAATACGGAATACCCGTTTTCACGTTTGAGGAATTTAAGGAAAAATTCAACATTTGATTGAGTTTCTTTTGTTTGTTTGACATAGTGGGAGAGGCTGGTTTGAGAAAATAAGCCTCTTATTTTTGTAAATTTTTTAGAAATGAGATATTGGTATAGAGATAAAGACTACGTTTATATTGGCTTTAATTATAATGCCAATTTTGTAAATAAAATGAAACGTGATTTTGGAGCCAAATATAACCCGGCTTTGAAAGAATGGTATTTTGAACCGTCTTTAGAAAAATCTCAACTGTTAAAATATTTCCTGGAAGGTAACGGATTCAAGAACGAAAAACCGGAAAGGCAGATAGAAATACCTCTAAAGGAAATCAAGCCACTTGTAAACGAAAAGGAATTGAGAGAAATGTTTGATTATCTGGGATTGCCCCTGCATCTAAGGGATTATCAGATAGAAGGTGTGTCTTATATGGTAAATCATGGCAATTGCCTTAACGGTTGCGGTCCTGGTGTAGGCAAGACGAGGCAGTCTATAGCGCTGGCAGAATTGCTTAATCTATTCCCCTGCATTGTGGTTTGCCCAGCAACAGTAAAACAAAGCTGGGTCAATGAATGGAAGCTTTGCAACCCTAACAGAACGGTCCATATTATTGATTCGAAGGACGAGACAAACACGGACTGGAAAGCGGATGTGACGGTAATAAATTATGACTATCTTTTCAAACGCAGTGCAAAGGAAGAAGGAAAGAAAGAGGTAAAACTTCGTTACAGCCGTTCACTTACCAAGAAATGGGGATTGGCAGTAATTGATGAAATACACCTATGCAAGAATCCGAAATCTATACGCTCTAAATGTGTGCAGAAAATCGTGGAGAATGCAGAAAAAACAATAGGATTAAGCGGTACGGCAATTATGAACAGGCCCCAGGAGCTTATCAATATATTGCGGATTCTTGGAAGGTTCAAAGAGATATTCCCGGATTCGTTATATTATCTCTATAGGTATTGCGCAGCAAAGAAAACACGGTTCGGACTTGTGTGTACCGGGGCTTCGTGTACGATGGAATTAAATAAGATAATAAAGCATTACTGTTATTTCCGGAAAGAATTACGAGATGTCGTGAAGGAATTGCCGCCTATAATCAAACAGACAGTGAATGTACCGATAACCAATAAAAAGGAATATAGGAAAGCAGAAAAGGATTTTATCGAATGGCTGGCTAATATTGACATAGAGGCGGCAGAACGTGCCATACGTGCGGAGCAACTTGTAAGGTTGTCCGGATTGAAAAAGCTGTCTATAAATGGGAAAATAAAGTTCATTGTCCAGTTTTTGAAGGAATGGAGCGAAGCGAACGAGGACGAGAAAATGATAGTATTTGGTATCACGACCGACATACTGGAAAGGCTTGGAAAGGAGTTCAAGAACAGTGAGGTAGTGACTGGGAAATACAGCACGGAAGAGAAGATGCGAAAGGTTGAAACATGGAAGAAAGAAAAGACATTCCTTTTTGCCAACATTGCATCATTATCCACGGGTATAGACGGATTGCAGAAATATTGTTACAATATGTCGTTTCTCGAATTGCCGCAACGTCCGGCAGAACTGGAGCAGGCGACAGGACGTATAGACCGCATGGGGCAAACGCAGACTATGAACGTCTATTTTTTGCTGTCCAGTGACACAATAGACACGCAGATACGCGAATTATTGGACGGAAAAATAAAGGTAACGGATGCAGTCAACAAGGGTATTGACGTACAGATAAGCCGGGACGATTCGACCGATATTGCACTGATAAAGAAACTGAAGGAATGGAAAGAAAAGAAATAACAATATTTACCGACGGCAGTTGTGAATGGAAGTCACGTCTTGGCGGTTGCGGTGTGTATATCCAGGAAGAAGGAAAAGAATACTTTATTTCCAAGGGCTACAGTGACACCACCATAAGCAGATGCGAATTAAGAGCGATATTGCATGCAGTGCAGAGTATAAAAAAGGAGGTACCTCTAAAGGTTACGATATGGAGCGACAGCCAGTATGCGGTTAGCTGTATGACAGACCCGGAATTAAGACCAGTGGCAAACAAGGATATTATAGAAAAAATAAAACAAGAACTATGCGAGCGTAGACGGATGGTCGTACGGTTTATGAAAGTCCGAGGGCATGAAAAGGATGTAAACAACCCTATAATATACGGAAATCATGTGGCCGACATGCTGGCAGATTACAAGAATTTTGAAGATTACGAACTTGATAAAATGATAGAATTATGAATGAAGATTTTGTTTTGGCTAAAGAAGAGAAAGTTAACAAATTGTTTAAAGTTTTGAACGTATTAAAGAACAGTTTGCAGTGTAAACGCATGGTTGTGGGTGGAAGTATGGCTATGTATATACATGGTTTCAATGTGGAACCACACGACCTTGATATAGAGATGGAAGGGATAAGCGACGATTCTCTGCGCGTTTTAAATACAATGGCAGGGATAAACAAGGACATGAAAAGTGACATCCTTTTCGAATATCTGGAAACAGGTCCTCTATATCGTATAAAGATAGAGGATGTGGACGTAGACATATGGGTAATGAATAAGATAGACTACAACATCACCGTTTTCTACAATAATATAGAATTCGGTGATGTTCTAAGCGTAGTTAAAAAGAAAATGGACATGAAGCGCGAAAAAGACTATAAATCATTGGTAGATTATATCAATCAGTTAACCTATTTTACAAGATGAAATGGAGTGACAGACAATTAGCCATTTTCGACGCATACGAGAATACACGGAAAAATATTGCCATAGAAGCAACGGCAGGCAGCAGCAAGACAACTTGTATAGTGGAGTGTTGCAGACGGACACCGCCTAATAAAAAGGTTCTGTTTATGGCATTCAATAAAAGCATTGCGGAAGAATTGAGGGAACGTTTACCGTCTCATATAGATGTAAATACTTTTCATTCCAAGGGTTTGCGCGTGTTGCTTTCCAATTTCCGTATAAAGCCGAAAATTAACGACAATAAATGCTTTGTTGTCGGAAAGAAAATTTTGGACACAAAGGATATGGACGTGAAGCAACAGATTCGATACCTATTCGAGATACAGATAATATGGAATTATATCCGTGTTAATCTTATTACTGATTATGAAAAGGAAATACCGGGTATCTGTATCGAGAAAAATATCGAATTCCAGGACCGTATGGTAGGAGACATGGAAAAGATACGGAATGCCTGGCACAAGGAAATGAAGAAGATAAATTCAGTAAAAGAAATTAACATTGATTTTACGGATATGCTTTATTTCCCTTACCAATTACTTGACAGTGAGGATTTTCCTAAATATGATGTAGTGGTGACCGATGAATGTTTTCCAGGAGACCAAAGAATTTTAGTTGAGGGAGGAAAAGATAAAATATTAAGAATTTATAAAAGGTTTTGCAAAGGTGAATCTATAAAAGCTAAAAGTTTTAATATAGAAAAAGGCGTTTTTGAATACAAAAATATTCTGAACATGTGGAATAGAGGCGTACGCGATTTAGTAAGAATCACGGTTGCCGGAAAGCGAAAAATAAAATGTACTCCTAATCATCCGTTTTTAACTGATTACGGATGGATTCAAGCCAAAGATTTGAAAAAGGGTTATGTTTTATTGTCTGACAGTAATACGCAGCCTTACCATCCAATACCCAATATGGAACAATTGGAAGTGTTTCAAGCTTCTATTATTGGAGATGGAAGTTTAGATAAACTTATGTATAATATAAATAGATGTGGTTTTGTTCAAGGAGAAGCACAAAAAGACTATTTGTATTGGAAGGCATGGTTATTCCAACAAACAAATGTTGTAAAAAGAATAGAAGAAAATGGTTTTGCAAAAACTCCAGCTTATATATTTACAACAAAAGGTTTGTGTATAGATGAAGAATGTATAGACAGGTTTAAAATTGCAGAAAATTTGACAATTAAACAGCTTGCTATCCTTTATATGGATGATGGAAGTTTTGGTAAAATATCAAAATTGTATAGTGGAAGTGCTTGCAAAGAATTGTGTTATAAATTATGTGAGAGAATAAATAAGCTTGGATTTGCTTGTAAAGTAAGGGAAGCGAAATCTTCGTCAACTAATAAACCATATTGGTTTATGGAGTTTAGTATGAAATGTAACGATTCGTTGCATGAAAAATTAGCTCCATACATACATCCATGTTTAAAATACAAAATATTAGAGAAATACCACCACCTTGTAGGTACGTATAAATGGAATAATGAATATTTTCCTTTAGGTGGTATTATAGTTGATAGGGTGGAGAAAATTGAAGATAAAGAAGAAGTATATGATATTGAGGTAGAGGATAATCATAACTTTCTAATATGCGGTTCTTCACATAAAGGGTTAAATAGAGATGCTGGCATAATAGTGCATAATTGTCAAGATTTTTCGACGCTTCAAAAAGAATTGTCAATGAGATATATAAAGAAGTCTGGGCGATTCGTTACAGTCGGTGATTCCCGGCAATGTATATACGGTTTCCAGGGAAGTTCTTTAGAAGTTTTCAAGTCTTTGCAATCTTATCCCAACACCATAGTATTACCGTTGGATATTACATATAGATGCGGTAAAAACATAGTAGAGGAAGCAAGAAAAGTTTTTAACAATGGTATTGTTGCCGCGCCTAATGCAATAGATGGTATTGTAAGAAAAGGAGAATTTGACGAAGCGGAAAACGGGGATTTTATTCTATGCCGGAACAACCTGCCTTTGGCAACGGTCTTCCTCTATTTACTGGAAATGGGAAAGAAAGCGACAATCAAAGGCAAGGATTACGGGGATGCGCTTGTGGCATTGGTAGACAAGATAAAGCATATAGAGGACCTGGACGCGATGTGTGAAAGGAAAATTTCAGAACTGAAAGAACGCGGTCTTACTGATATCCAGGCAAAGAATAACCTTTCCTATGTGGCTTTCCTGGAAAAGTGTACCATATTGAAAATGCTTTACAAGAATTGGGGTAATATGAAGAAGTTGGAAGACAATATCAAAGAGATATACAAGGATGATACGAAGGGTATTGTGTTATCCACTATCCATAAGTCTAAAGGGCTGGAGGCAGACCGTGTTTTCCTACTTAATAGAAATTTGATTCCCAGCAAATACGCCAACACGGAAGAAGCATTATATAATGAAAAATGTTTATTGTTTGTGGCTATAACCAGGGCAAGAAAGGAGCTTGTGTATTGCAATGTTTGACGACGAACCTAAGAAAACCGTATATACGGAAATAGACCGCGAATTTAAGTGGATGAAACCGGGCACGGAGTTTTCCCGGATTGAATTTATCACAAAGATAAAGGATTTCCACCCCGGTTCCGTTAGAAGTGGAATAGACCACTTCCTATTAAAGAAAATGAGTAAAGGAGAAGTAAAAAGAATTGACAAAGGTAAATACTTAAAGTTATGAAGAAACCGAAAATGTATATTCCCGTAATAGAACCGGGAAAGAGTGTATCACTCGTGTGTGCAAACAAAGTAACGGGATTGGAAGACCATTTGCCGACCCAGGAAATGCTGAATATCCACATGGAGCAGCAGAAAATCATGATACAGAAGGACAAGAACTATAAGGTTCACCCTCTATATCTTTTCGTGGACAAAGAAGAATTCAATGACCTTGTAGGGGAGATAAGAGGGAAGAATAAGAACGCGGAAACGGCTTGTATTCCGCTTGTATGCCAATATCCGGCGGTTCCTATATGCGTGCTTTGTCCTAAAGAAGAGGAGACAAAGGAATGATATTTGAATGTACGTTTACCTATATGGCGCCCGACCCGAATTCGACAAGCGGTAATTATAAAAAGTTTGTCGATGTCATAGCGGTACAGGCAGAAAATTACATGGATGCCGAAACAATGGCAACCGGGTACGGGATGTTTAATATAGATGCGGACTTTGCCATATCCCCTATTAAGGAGGTGATTGTGGATTCGGTGAAACGCAACGAGGAACACGGGGGAAGATGGTATAAATGCACGGGCGTATACAGTGAGGCAACCGTTTCCGGAAAGATAAGGCAATACAAGATGATTGTATTGCAACAGCACGAGGACTTTGTGAAAGCCTCTACTAAAGCGCTGGAATACATGCAGGATTGTGTAGGTGAATGCAGACTGACAAAGGTAGAGGAAACTCCTATAATCGAATATGTGGAGAAAGAATAATATGTTAAAACAGTGTTAAAAGGACATAAGCACTTGCGTATGTGATAACATAAGATTATTTTTGTGCAGAACTTAAAAACAAGGTATTATGATACGAATAACCAACCCTAAAGGAGAAATCCAGGTACACACGGAAGAAAGCTATGAAAAGCTTTTGTGGCAGTTTGCGGAATCAAAGATGGTGGACATGTGGTGCCAGAAACACCATCTTATCCCTATCTATACACACCAGGGAGAACCAATATTTAACAAGATGGTGGTAGAATCATTTTTGGAAGCATTTAATTATAAAGTAGAAAAAGATTATGAAAACTAAGAAGTTCGGAGTAGGCGACAAGGTACGAATACTCCATTGTTCCGACATGATGTTAATCGGACAGATTACAGAAATAGCGAGTATATGCGGAACGGAGAGCAACCGTTATTATCATTTGAAGATAGACGGCGAACAAAGGGCGTTTATACCGCAGAACCTGGAATTGGTAGAAAAGCATGAGGATGGTAAAATATGATTACAAAGGAAAAGAAAGAATTAATAGATAGTGTAGGAATCATTTATTCGCAACTTAAAAAGAAAGCTGATACACTAAAAATCGCTGAGACAGTTTTCAGTGAAAAAATCAGAATAAAGTATTACCGGGAACACGGATTAGACGGAGAAAAACAAGGGGAAGAACTTTTTAAGTGGTCTAATGAAGAAGCAAGGAAAATATTTCACCCTACAGAAGAAGAGAAGAAAAAGGATAAGGAAATTTTGCAAGCGCTTTACGATGGAGGAGTGACCGAACAAGACATACAAGAACGCTTGGATTCCGTCTATCCGTTCGACTGGATAATACGTAAACGCGAAAATCTGAAACAGATAACCGTTAACGGGTATGAGTTATGGAAACTTATGTCAGAATTGCATCTAATTGCAAAACAACTTGGAGAACCCATTAATTCGCCTAAAGTATGCTTGGCATATAGTAAAAAGCATGAAGGATTGCCAAACGACCTTGCAGACTTTGTTATTAACCCTATTTATTTTGCACCCGAAGAATGTTATTTTTATACAGAACCGGGAAAATATGTTGACCCGGATTTTTACGAGAAATTGCAAAAAGAAGCGATAAGTAAAGAGATTGTTGAATATGTAAAAGAACATTATCCAGAATGACCTACACAGAAGAAAGAACCTATTGGTTGGAGTGCATGATAAAGGCTGCCAGATATGGGATGGAAGCGGAAGTAGCCGTTACAGCGCTTGAATACCTAAAGGAAGACCCGAAATTAAGTATAAGCCAATGCCTGGAAATGGCGTTAAAAGATTGGGATATTTAAAACAATACGATTATGAAAGTAGAAGACATAGAAAGAATTTTCAAAGAGACGGTAAGCAGACTGGAAAACTCTATTCATTTGCCGTTTGAAAAACATGCAAGGGTAGGAAGAAAATATAATGGGGAATACATATACAGTAGCAAGCTTATATGTAAATACACACCAGAACAAGTATTGCAGCAATTGCAGGAAATAGCGGATGAAAAGGAAGTGGATATAACGAACAGTGAAGTTCTTATAGAATGGGGGAGTGAGATATGGAGGTTATAATGATGAAATTTTTGTAAAGATTATCCATCCTCTCTATTTCCCCAAAGAATATTACTATTTGAAGTGGGATTATGTGATGGGAGGACATGTAGCTATCCCCACAAAAGAAGGCGAATTCGTTACTAAAGCGGTAGCGTATATCAAAAATCATATCGGAAAAGAGGTGGACATGGGACGTATTTCCATGCTTGTAGGGTATAACAGAAAGACTGGGAATGCCATTGTTTCATATTCCAATGAAAGTTGCGGATGGCACAAGATAGACAAGGAAGATGTGATTATAATTAATTCGCCCCTTAACCGTTCGTATCAATATATAAGTATTGAAAAATTGAAACATACTTTAAGCCCAACAAGGTATAAACTGAATGAGACAATAACAATAAACATTCAGTCGGAAGGTGAAGATGAAGAATACAAGGTAAAGACAAGTATTGCCTATAGGGACAATGACAACAATAAAGAACGTGTTGTGTACGAAACGGAAAACACGGACGACAGCTTTATTCTGAATCATATACAGAGATACGAAAACAACGATTCGTGCCCTTTATTGGACAGGTTTATTTTTAGCGCATATCAAAGATATTTGATACAGGGTATCGTGGAAAACAATAAAAAGGAACTAAAGAATGATACAGAAAATAATCGCTTACCTCTATCAAAAGAAGGTTACGAAGACTTATAACGACAATAACGACGGGTTTATATGTAATTTCGTCTTGGAATACAAGGATAAGGAAGACTTTGTACATAAGATGGCGTGCTATGCGGTCAACTTTGAACCCGTCGTTATCGGAAAGGAAAACCGTTACTTGGTAGAAGTAGATGTACATGCGGTTCAGAATGTCAGATACAATAATGACAGGGTATGGATGCCGCAATGCAGGGTTATGAAAATGAATTTATTATTACAGCCGTGGGAATTGACAACGGCAGAAAAGGAAATAGAAAGATATTATGCAGAACAAAGAAAGATTTACAGAACCGGACATGACAGCGAAGCCGGAAGAAATTGTGTGGTTTGAATCAACAATCAGTGAAAATGTGGAACCGGAAGTTTCATTTGTCGAACAGGAAAAGGAAGAAGCTTCAGTTTCGTGTACATGGTATTGATTTGGTGAAATAACTATTGTTTATTTCCCTATTAAAACCTACCTTTGTGGGTAAAACTTCTATATATGGCAAAAAAAATAGAATATACTAAAGAGGACATATTAAAGGATGCGCCCGATTTCGTGCTGATTGCTTCTCCCTACATGCAAGATAAATATGTAGCCTATGAGATGGTAAGAAGGAAGCTTGACGAACACCCGGACCGTTTCATGCAGTATGAAGGGAACGAAGGCTATACTTATGTGATAGACCTTAAGCTTGTCAATATAAAGGGTATCATGGCGAAACGCGGAGCGTCCCAGGAAGCCATAAACGATGCCACGGAAATCCGTACAAACGTGATGTTGCCTCTATTGGCTAAATTCCACAAGGTAAAGAGCGAGTATTTCCATGCCTTTGACCTGCATAACGACAAGGCAAAGGCGCTTGCAAAGCTCACTCCTATGTTACTGGACTTGTTCGGTTCCATGCACAACCCTAAAGATATAATCAAGATTATACGTAAAAAAGAGGGTTATTCGCTCGGAGAAGAAGATTTGGTAAAATTCTTCAACAATCACAAGTCACTCATAGAAGCACGCCAAAGTAAGTACGTGATGCGTTCAGACCGCTATAAGGTGGCGACGGAAGCTGGAAGACTTGAAATCATAAATGACTGTATGACAGACTTACAGCTAAAATATGAGGAGTTTTGGGGCAAAGGAAACGTAGGAAGTGCGCTTAATATCCTAAAAGAAATACGGGCCTTATTGGAAGCTGCAAGAAAGGAGGTAAAAGGTAATGAAATTAAACTTACAGTTGACGGGAAGATAGACATAAACGCGACATTGCACGGTGAGGAGAACATAAGCCGGGTAATGCGAGACATACCCGTAAACAGTCTGATAGTAGGCATGGTGGCTGCAAAATCGGGAATAAAGCCCGAAATATTGATGCACCAACTCTGCACTTCCTATTACAAGGATTTCAACGGCTTTGCAAGCAACCCGGTTTTGGGTTCCGAAAAGGTGATGCTGCCTGGAGCGCTTATTAAGTCCTATGACTGGAAAGAGATAGAAACGGAAAACAAGAAATTCGTGGAAGAAATGATGCCCGAAGCGGTTGAGGCCGAGATAATAGAAGAACCTTCCAAATCAAAGACGAGGGAACGGCTTCTGAACCGTCTAAGACAGATGAAAGGTGTTGAAATCGGAAAGAAACAATGACATTTTGTTTTGACTTTTAGTTAATTTATGATTTTCAAAATTCATACGGTGCATGGTCTGTGACAGATAGTGCACCTATTTATAAACAATTAAAAACCAAACAGTTATGGTAAAGATATATGTTGAGGAAGTAATAAAGTGCATGATGGAAAGACTTACAAAAGAATACGGTCTTACCGAACAGCAGTCATTGAAAGAAATTGACATGTGCATGGAAAAGATGTACGTTAAATGGATGCAGGAAGAACCGATACCGGAAGAAAACAACGATTAATTAACCCTATAATATATAAATAGTATGATAATAGCGATTGCAACAATGAGAATGGACGAGGACACAACGGTACAGGTACATGTACCTATGGACGTGGAAATAATGCAGGTTCCTCCTACAGACAAGGAAGCGGAGAAAATAAAATCGGTCCTGGAAGAGGAAACCGGATATAAATTCGTATCTTTGGATTCGATAACATGGGATGTGGACTAAAGATTTTAATTTAAACGGATAATTTTTGTTCATAAAAAGACTTGTTTAGTTAATAAGTTGACAGCCAGCAGTTTGTGAAAATAGCTGGCTTTTATTATATCCACCTATATGTTAATCTTATGTTAAAATGACATACGCAGTTGCGTATGTCATAACATAATCTTATATTTGCAATGTCTTCTTAAGGGAGGCGATTAATTAGGTCAAACAAATAAAACCCAAAGATTATGACAAGCCCCAAAGTAAAATTAGAAGGAAAGAAAATCGCAGAAAAGGTGATGGATTTTATAGACATGAAATCATTTGACCCTATCTATGAAGCAATAGACAAAAGCGAAGACTACCACGTGTATATCAGAGAGATAATGAGATGTATTCCTACACTCAGAGTAATTCACGAACTGGAAGAACGCGGAGAGCTTTATGAAGCATACAAGGAATATGTAGACTTGAACGGTTCAAATCTCATAAAAGATATGGCAAAGGGAATGACAAACAGAGAAAAGCTCGAACTTGTATCGGAACTGTTCAATATCCCATATCTGGCAAGCCCGGAAGAATACGGGGAAGCGATAACGAAGGCAGCAAAAGAACAATATTATAGATAATCAATAACCCACTAAAAATCAGAACAAAATGAAGACCTATACAGTATATTTCAGTGAACCCGTAACAATGAAGTACAAGGGTAACAAGTTCAACAAAGAATTGAAAAAGTGGGAATATGACGTGGACTGCGAAGAAACAGATACAACGTTCACCTTCTATTCCCTGGCACCTGCAAAGAAACTGATTAAAGAGAATATGGACAAATACACAAATTCCTGCATAACGAAGACCTGGGCAAATGGTGACTGGGAGAACCTGGGTGAAATAAAGCTGACCGGAAACAATAAGCATTTCATTGCTAATACCAGACAAAAAGTCGCTAATTATTAACCAGCAGGGCGAAAGCCCTGCAAAATATATACGATTATGAAAGAGTATGATAAAGCAATAGTTAGTTGTAAACGAATAGCACGTAACCCATGTGGGCCAGACGAATACGAAGTGACAATTAAGCCTCATGGCGAACCCGAACAAGTGATATATACACTTGCTGGTCCTTTTGAAAGCGATGAAGCAATTTGTGACAGAATTTATCGCCAATGGTGCCGACCCTCTTAGCACAATTCAATACAAATTTTAAGTGCATTGAAAGAAGAGGCGAAAATCAGAGTAACCTCTATCTTTCTGGTTTCCAATATGGATATTTCATAAAACATAAAAATAAAAAGATTATGGAAAAGGAAGAATTTCAGAAAAAGTACGACAACAGTATTTTGGTGTGCTGTATAGAATACGATGTTGATAAGATATTCAATATTTGCGATTCAATGGACTTAACAGCCTCTAAATCAAAGCAAGTCACCGCTATATTGATAGGAGAACAGACAGCAAAAAGCCCATTGTTTCACGTGGAACAATTCTTCAGTGACTTCTATAAGATGATGGAAGAGAAAGAAAAGAATCAACCTAAAGAACCGACATTCAAGAAAGGAAACCGGATAATGTACACCATAGAGGACCAGGACGGAAACACCTATGCAGTAGACAGACTATCAGAAAGGGTGTACGAATCAAAGGAACACCGCACCCTATTCATAACAGATGAAGAAGGAATTGTAACCGGGATATACAAGGAGAAATAAAAAAGAGAAAACGCCTCTACGATACCCTACAGACCATATTTTATTACTAACCCGTTATACATTTATTATAGTGGTAATAGGGTATCAATAAAAGGCGAAAAAGCAATGATAAGAAGAACCGGAAAAGGAACACGCCCTACACCATAAAAGGAAAAGAAAGGGTTGTTATGTCCGGACCCTATATAAACATTATTATAAACCGTCAACCTATAATTGTTAATTTGCAAAAGAAAGGGAAAGGATATATGGAAAGCCGATATGGCAAAGGGGCATGTCCCGGCACGGTTCTTGTATCATTGTAAAACATGGAACAATCATAAAAACAACATCATGAAAAGAGAAAAGGAATTCAAGGAGTATTTAAAGAACAAACGCATAGACTTAACGTCTTGCATAAGGACATACGAGGACTGCAACCGAAGGATAGCGGAGGTACTGGAAGTGCTGGACGAAGAGCTGGGAATGTCTTACCAGGCAGCGTCAAACGTGATTGACGGTAATATAGAAACCCTAATTATCCAGATAATGGACTGGGAGGATAAACTGGAGACAATAGACTATGACACGTTCATAAAGAAATACCGGGAATATGACAAGGAATATAAGCCAGAACACTATATAAAAGACGAGAACGGCAATATGATACATGTCGAACTGGTATGTGTCGGTGCAGGAAAGGACATTGTGATAACCTGGAAAGATGCGGAGACCGGGAAGACATACAAGACAACGGAATAACTCTAATATATTAAACAATAGCTAATTATGGAAAAGGATTTGAGAAACAACGTCAAGTTTATCCTATTCTGCACAGAGTGTTTGCAGGCAGGCGTGGTAATGACACCAAAAGAATATGAAGTGGCATTCATGGCGGCAGAAAAGTTTGAAGGATTCGACAACAAAAGCTTCGAGAACATGAAGCCGGAACAGTTTGCACCCCGTATGAATGCTATGTTGCAAGCTATGTCAAAGCGGAAACAAATCATTGAAGGATTGACATTTAATCTACTGACAAAACGTAATCTCGACGAGCTTGCAAACAATGAAAACCTTGTGGAGGAAGTGATGAAGGCAAAGCACGTAGCGGCAGCAATGGCAGACGAGATGCTGGAACCGGACGAGAAACTGGAAAAGGTTGTGACTGACGGACGACGTGTAATCGAGCATTTCATTGACCAATGGAAGAGCGCCCCTAAAGAAGAAGAAAAGAAGGAATATGAGCCGGAAAGTGACGCGGAAATCGTGGAATAATCTTTCCGTATACTTATTATTTTCACAAAAGCCCCGAAATGGGGCTTTATTATCAAGTAGTTATGGATAAGTCGAAATTAAAAGAAGCAAATAGATTGCACAATAAAATCGAATATTTGAAAGACCAATTAGAGCGAATTTCCAGGTTTGAGATGGAGGGAAAGATACAAATAACGAACTCCTACGATTCCTATTTCTACATCAGTGAGGATATGGCAAAAACCTATTTCCCGATGATAAAGGAAAGCATGGAAAAGGAATTGGAGGAGTGCGAGCGATTATTTTCCGAACTTTAGTTCATTTTTGAGATAAAATTCCTATCTTTGTTTCCGTGATAGATAACTGGTAAGGTTGTATCACGTTGTATTTAAAGGTTAACAAAGGCGGTAGGGGTTGCAAGTCTGTATGGCTGAGGGTGAAAGCTTGGTTCAACGACTGCAACCCCTATTCTATTATCTAATTCATTTTGTATTATGAAAAGAAAAGAAATTATCGAAAGGTTGAAAAAGTATTTTACGCTGCCGGAACTTGTATGCCCACACGTATACAGGAAGTATTCGGAATCGCAGATATGGAGCTTTTTCGCGACCGAAGCACTGGAAACCCTACTTGTATTGAGGGAAGAAATCATTTGTAAGCCCTTTACTATCAATAACTGGCAGAATGGAGGCAGCTATTCACAACGAGGTCTTAGATGTAATGTCTGCGTTATATGCAAGGAAAAAACGATGCTTGAAAAGCCGTATCTTTCGGCTCACGCCCTGGGTCGAGGGTTCGATATTACGGTGTCCGGAATGGAGGCTGAGGCGGCACGTAAACTCATTGTGGACGATTCCGATAAACTTCCTTATCCTATCCGGTTAGAAGACGGGGTTAGCTGGCTGCATGTAGACACGATGGACCTATGCAACGGACAGAAAGTGACGCTATTTAAGGCGTAAATATATTTTACTATATCCAAAAAGTATTATCACTTAGGGGTCAATCGATACTACAGTATGCTGTAGCCGCGATTTTACAAATTTCGTATTTTTATCATTTGTAAATTTAAATTGAAATAATTATGTATCCTATGGTGGATGAAGACGAGATTAACAGTTCTGATGATTGGGTCAGTAATGAGGTAATTTGATTGTTTTCGAGATGGCCGGGAATTCGGGTGTTTTGTCCGGTTCCCGGTTTTTATTTTTCTTATTTTATTGTATACTGAAAAATGGTGTAATTTTCAAAGTTAGGATTAACTGTCTGATAATCACACACCATTTTCTTCTATTTCTAAAAAATATAATATCACAGAAAGAAATAATATGTTAATCTTATGTTAAAATGACATACGCAGTTGCTTATGTCCAAATAAGGCCTTATATTTGCAATGTGATAAGGAAACAAGGTCAAACAAATTAAAGAATTAAGATTATGAAAGCAGAATTTTACAAGGTAAGAGGTACGGAATTGGAAGAAATGGCAAAGAGAGGTAATAATAACGAAATTTCCTCTATGATTTCCCAAAAGAAACAAGCACTTGCAGAAGCACTTGAAAACGTTGAGTTTTACAAGTCTATCGGCAATATGGGGTTTGCAGAGAATGAGCAGAACCGCGCAAAACTCCTTCAAAGACAGCTTGAAATGTTGAACAAATAAAAATTAAAGAAATATGAAACTTTTGGAAATACACAAAAACGGAATTAACGCCCATAACAAAACAGTAAGTTACTACGGTTTGGATTATAAGAAAAAGAAAGTGCTGTTTGAAGTAAAGACACTGGAAGAAGCCATTGAGAAGGGGTCTTGTCTTGGCTATAAAAACGATGAAATAGTAATAATGTTCTGGTAGCCTTCGGGCTACCACAATATACACAGTTATGAAAGCAATTGTAGAAAACTCGTTGAATGTCTATCATTCACCAATAGCAATCTCTATGTATGTCAATATACTTAACGAAATCACCAAGTGCAATGACGAAAAAGAATTAAGGGAGGCAATGAAGGTCGTTTCCAAAGAATATCCGGTTACATTTAATTCTCTTTTTGATTACGGTTTCGGTTCCAACCATATGTGGGTCAGTGAGAAGGAAAGCGGTAAACGTCTTATTCTTGTTGAATTCTAAAAATTTTACATTATGAAAAAACAGCTTATAAATTTCTTCAACGGCCGTTTCGGCAAGAAAATATTGAAAGCCAAATATCGTGAATGGTGGGTACGTTTCTGGTACGGAGTAGGTGCAATCGTTTGCACCTTCCTATTCTTTGGAATGATACAGTTTATGTCCTGGATTTCTGATTTGATTAATTATGTTTTCTAATAAAATATTTTACAATTATGAAAAAGGTATTATGTGACAAAGACGGGAAATTTATTTCCATATATGATAGTGATTACTATTTAATGGAGCTTAACGACGGCGATTGTCTGACGCATGAAGACGGTACGATAGTGATATACAAGGAAAGTGAAGAAGACCCGTTGCTGGAAAACATGTACTTCCATGCCTATTATAAAAACGGCAGACTTCATCTTTCAAAAAGAGCTTCTTCCTTTTATGATTATGTCAGTTGTGGATACAGATTCTCTACAGAAGAAGAAAAGAAGCGTATAAACAACGCTCTTTCTGAAAACAACCTATACTATGACGAGAAAGAGAAATGCCTTAAAAAGCTTCGTTGGCGTGCTGTAATAGGTAATCATTATTACAGTATCAATTTTGATTCTTTTACAATCTTCCAAGCTACGGAAACGGACGAATCGATAGACAATTCGCGATACAAGAACCTTAACTATTTCCAGACAAAGGAAGAAGCGGAAAAGAAACTGTTTGAGATTAAAGCGGCTCTCAATGATTAAGAAGGAGTGCTACGTGTGGGTCGGACATATTGTCGAATACCAGGGAATGACGTTACGAAAAGTCCGGCCGGGCAAATACGTAATCATTTCTCCGTGTTCCCTGGTTTCTCGACCCGTCTATATTGACAGGAACGAAAATTTGCACGTTCTTTAGTATCAATTATTTGTTTTATTTTTATATATTTGCAGCTATGGTAACAGCGATATTTATATGTCTGGTTGTCCTTGTGGTTCTTCACATGTTCTTCTTTCTATGGATTGTAGGAGGACAGGTAAACATGAAGAAAAGGATGAATGTTCTGATTTATACTTTGTCCTATATCGATTTTATTCAGAGAAAGCGGTTTATCCGTTATCTTGACAATATTTCAAGAAAGATGGGTTCTTTTGATGAAGAACTTGACGATAAGCAGAAACAATTCCTATTCCTTATGAGTAAAGAACTCCAGGAAGAAATCAAGCGTTTGGAAGACGATTATAAAGACATGATGTGATGGCAAGGAAAAACGAATTTACATACAGCGGAGGAAGCCAGTATATTGACTGGCTTTGCAGCTCTAATAAGCTACTTTTGCTTCGTGATAATGATAACGTAAAGGATGAGGATAAAACGTCCATTGTGCGTGCCCTAAAGTGCAAATCGGGCGATATACTTTGCCTTGTACTGGGTCGAAATATCAGTTCTTTCGCCTATCATAAAATCATTGAGGATATGGAGGGGCGCACTGTTGAAAGTATTATCCAGTCCAAAAACCCGGTATTTTCTTCCATCTACTGGACCGGGAATAAGAAAGCAGCCCTTTCAGACCATACTATCTTTGTTCCCTGGGAAATGCTTAAGGAGATAATAAATGATTGGGATAATGCGCCTTATTTCTACCCAAACATAGTTTAGAACCTTCTTTCTCTAAATTTTATATTTGTTTGACTGACACCCGGTTACGCTCTTCGTGAAAGAATGTTTCCGGGTGTTTTCTTTGGGATTATATGTTAATCTTATGTTAAAATGACATACGCAGTTGCGTATGTCATAACATAATCTTATATTTGCAATGTCTTCTTAAGGGAGGCGATTAATTAGGTCAAACAAATAAAAACGCTATGGAAGTTTACGTAATTGAAACAATGGGAGGACAAATAATTAACGGTGAATATAGCAAAGAAATTTGTCCAAAATTCCTTGAATCGGTGGTAAAAGACAATTTCAACAAGTTAGGATATTGCTTCTATCAATCAAGCGAATATGAATGTATTATATATCCCAATCAAGAATCAGCCGAACATGCCATTGAATGGGCGTTAAATTAATTGTCAAGCGAATAAAATCTTTACAATCATGGCAAATATAGACTTTTTCAAGAATCCCGATTCATACGAGGTATATGTAACAGTCAAGTTCGGAATATGGAAAGTGGCCGAAATAAAGCGTTTTCCGTCTCCTACAGATATTCTTCACGGTAACATCATAGAATATACCGAAAACAAACATATGTGCTCTGAAAAGGACATAAAAGAGATTGAGGAATTTACTATTAACAATGTCATTATAAAGCTTTTATTACAGAAATGAGAACATTAAGCAAAGGAAACTACCGGGTCGTGTATGACCCGGCAAAGGGCGAAAGCATGAGTATGGTTGCCGTATACAGAAAGAACCTGGACGGCACGTTATCCCTAATAAATAAAGAGATGGGAGAAGTGATGGACGATGATACCCTAAAGGAATATGCAGTAAAAATTATTAACAAACTAAATAAAAAGGAGGATTAAGCTATGAATGCAAGTATCGTGTTTTTATGTATCATTATTTTTATCGTTCATCTCATGCTGAGTGCTGAGGTAGGTTCCACGGCAGAAAGAATGAACAGAAGTTTTGGATTATGGATGCTTTTAGCGCTTATCATTTCCCCGTTTATCACGGCCATCTTTGTTCACTGCCTGGGACCTATTCCGGTTCTCAAAAAGAAGGAGGAAGAAGACAATGAAACCAAGGAATGATAGATATATCTACTATTATGACAAGCGGTCCAAAAACAAGCCGTACCGGGTTATAATAGAACTGGAGAAGAAGAAGTACAATATAGGTTATTTCCGTACTGTAGAAGAAGCAAGAACAGCCCGTGATGAATTTATCAAGAATCATTTTTCGGTCTCCGTTAACTGGAAAAGATTGGAAGAAATGAATATCTTGGTAGACAAGATAGCGGAAATTTCAGAAATTCTTTTTTCCTATAGGGATATTTCCACTAATGAGGTTTGTCGGAAAATCGGGAATATCAAGCGGAACGCGGTTTCTATAAAAAAGATTATCGCATAAATATTCACTCAATTTGTATAATTATTCAATTTTGTTTTGTAGTATGAGAACATGGGTTTAGCGAAACCCGACAGACTGGGACGTTGTGAAACGTCCCTTTTCTTTTTCTAAATCTTGACAATCGAGTTAATAATACTTGAAGAATGATAAAAAACCATAATCCACCAATCCTTTTTCTACTGCATTGGCTTCTTGTTCAAACACGATTGCATGATAACAATCATGGTTTATTGCCTGGATTCTCTTAATCCATTTCTTTATACCGCCACTGAAACCGGGGTGATATTTGATTAAGGCACCTATCACACGCACAAGCCATTCCAGGACGTAATACAGATAGAATGTCAACGGGATAAGGAGAAGTAGCCAAGGACATGAGAAAACGCCGGAAAGACCGCTAAAAAGCACGGTTCCCGGTATCATTAATGACTTCCACTGGTAGGAGTGGGTTTCTTCGTGCTTCAGAAATTCTTCGTCATAATACTCTTTCGTTTTCTTGCATAACAGCCAGCAAAAAATTAGGATTGCGGAAAAGTTCGGGATGATAATTTTCGCAATTTTCGATTCATAAATCACTTTCATATTTTACAATTTTTAAGATTAAACACGTGTAAAGGTAGGCTTTTTCGAGGAAATTTCTGTCAATATTTATTACTATTTGTAACTATCTGGAAATAAACACTTTGACATTTTACCATAAGGGTATTATCTAACCCCTTAAGGGGTATGAAATTCCCCTTTTTCTTTTACCCTAACGGGTATGTTAATAGGAGGAAGATATTGCAATATAGCAATAGGGGGTTTGGGGGAGGAAGGGGGAAGAGTGAAAAATGGGGAAGGGGGATAAAGTGAGATATGGAAAGTGTTAACGGAAGTAAAAACAGAAAGGGGAGGCGAAGCGAAAGAAAGAAGATGAAAACAAGAAGGGATTTTGGAAAAAAGCGCGGCGCGGCGAAAATTTTTCCGAGAAAATTTTGTGGATTGAAAAATTATCTCTATGTTTGCAGTGCTTAAACAAATGGCGGCTCAGTTCTGAAAAGAGTTGGGAACCGCAAAAGAAAAGGGGTTATCTGTAAAATTGCACTTCTACAAATACCACTTTTTAAAATTTCCCCTTTTCTTTTTGTTTTGTAAGCAGGTATTTGAAGAAGTGAAAATATCCTTGAGCAAGATATTTGTAAAATTGAAAATTTTGTAGAAGAGGTGCAATTTTATAGAAAATGAAAAAAGATACAGAAAAATCGGCATCATGCCAGGACATTTCACAAAAGATTAAACTTCCTACTAAGGATTTAAAGAATTTACAGACTATCCAGGATTACGAGTATTGCTGCGTATTGTGCGCTATTAGATTGATAAACAACAAGTATTGTAAGAGAAACCAGAAGAAGTATCAGTATAAGACGTTTTGGAAGAGAAGTTTTACTACACAAGAACTGTCATTGAAGATTGCGGAAGAAGTAGGAATTTCCTACAGAAAAGCGAAAGATTGCATTAAATTTTTGAGGTTAAATGATTATATTAAATTCCCCGAAAAGGACGTATGTACAATCATAAATAAGGATTTCAAGGATGTAACGGAAGAGATGTATCTGCCGGATTATTTGCGTTATGTGATTAAAGAAAAGGGGGTGAAATGGTCTCCTATTTTTACAAGGATATTGAACTACATTTCAAAGAAGATAAGGTATTACAAGTATTGCAAGGAGATTGCAGAGTATAATTTGGACGTATGGAATGACGAGGAATCAAAGAAAGACGAGATTTTAAAGATAGTTGAATGGCTGTACAATAACGAGGACTGGAAGGAATCAGATTATGACAAGGTTTATAAAAAGGCTGTAAAGATGGCGCATAAGCACGCATTAGAGGCTATAAAATGGAATAATTGCGAAGCATCATTCTATGAAAGCCCCAAGCGTATTGCAAGCCGTATGAAATGCAGTGTAGACACGGTGAGAAAGTTTATAAAAGCATTGAAAGAGATTTTTGGAGAAAGAGTATACATGAAGCCGGACAGGGCGACTAAATCAATGAGATACAACCCTAAATTGAATAACTATACTATAGCGTTGCCGGACAGGGAGGAATGGAAGAATATATTTGCAAGAAGGTTCGAGAAGATTAAAGAAGGTGTTTCAAGGGTAAAGGATTCTGTTTATTATCTTAAAAGAGTTTGGTTCAGAAAAGAAAAGGGTTTTTTATGGGAAGACAAGGAGTTCAATAGAATGGCGAAAAGAGATACCTCTATAATGTGTGAAGGAGATGATATACCGTGTAAAAAGAGATTCAGTTTACATCATACGTTAAAAAAGGATTTGGAATACTGGGAAGACAATTTCGAGAAGGAAAAGGAGGAAGAAGAATATTTGGAATATATTCACAGGTCGGATATACAGAGAGAAATCGAGGAAAACAGTAGAATTGATTTGGTTGCAAAAAATCGCTGTACGGTATATGACTATAATTATTTTGACCCCAATACAAGCAGAACATACTATGAAGAGCCGGAAGAGGAAAGGAAGAAGATTGCAAAAGAGATAGGAGAAATCGCCAGGAAAGCAAGGGAAGCGAGGAAAAATAAGTTTACTGTAGCAAAATATATCAATCAAGAATATGGAGACTTTGAGTTATTATCTATACAATGACTATGAGAGCGAAGACGTGGAACTATACGCGGAACAGATGATACGGGAACGCATAGCGCGAGACGATAAGCGACGCGAACGGATTGAGAAGGCTTTGGCGAAAGCCGAAAGGGCTAGGAAACGGGTGGAAAACAGAAGACGGAAATACATAAAAGAAAATCCTATCCGCGCGAAGTACAAATATCCGTGCCTGGATAATTATTCAAGTTAAAAGCTTGGTTATTTGATTGATAATGCCTATTTTTACCGTTGTAATTACAATTTCGTTATAACTTAAAAAGGCATTATTCATGGATAATAATAGAAAAGAAGAGAAAGTGTTTGGACGTGCACAATTTGAACAATTTCTCATTGACAACGACTATGAGGCATTCAATGCAAAGCAAGTAGCCGCATTTGCGACAGATGTACTGAAAAAATCAGAAAACAACGAACTGGACGAGTTCGAGAAAGCATGTGCAGCCGCAGACTGGAAATCACTCGAAACAGTTAAGGTGCTGAATGACCTCTACGAGGAAGAACCCATGTTTGTGAGACCCTCACAGGTAGAAGTGATACCGGGAAAGGAAGGTCTCTTTAAATCAATGTCCGAAAATAAGGATATGTTGAGATACAAAGAAACACCTCTAAACATTTTCAAGGGTATAGCCGGAATGTGTGTATCTGATGATATAGAGAAGGCACGGAAGGGTGAACCTATCGGAACGGTCAGAAGCTGGAGCGGAAAGGAATACGTGAAGACCGCCAACGGCTGGGTACGCCGCCAGGGTATCAAGACAAAGGAGACCGCGAAGGAAGGTCCGAAAGAAAAGAAAGGCGGTTTTCCTACAGTTGAAAAACTTGTGGCCTCAGCCACAAAATCTGGGCACAACCCTAAAGAGGCAGAAAGTGTTATCAGAGAACATTACGACTATCTGAAAAAGAAATACCCGGAAGCATCACCGAGTAAACTTGTACATATCGCATACGTCCTTTCTTAAAATTCTGTCTTATGATTATGGGGAAAATACATAAAATAAGGGAATACGTAATGAGTTTATATTTTCCCGTGTTGTTGAGTATACCTATCTCGTTTTCCAACACGGCTTCATTCATTGAGAAATATGTGTTTCGAGACTGGGAGTTCTTGAAATACCTAATGATTCTTATCGTGATAGATACACTGGTAAGCTGGGTATACCATATCAAGAACAAGGACTTTTCAAGCAAGGGTTTCGCAATGATTATTACGAAGCTTTTCATTTACAGCGCTATTCTTATTGTGGCTCATGTGATGGGTAACTTTACCGTGGAAGGCGGAAACGTGGAGATATACACATGGTTCCGTTCCGTGGTATGTAACGCCCTTATTATAAGGGAATCGATATCAATTGTGGAGAACGCGGCAAAGGTAAACCCTACACTTGTACCTCAAAGAGTGAGGAAATATCTGTCTGATTTCGACGAGTTCGGAGACAAGAAACCGAAAGCGATAAAATAACAATTCGTATTTTATAACCTAAAAGAAAAAAGATTATGAGATTGTATAGATTTTTAGACGAAGACAAGAATATTGATGTGACATTAGTGACAGACGGAAGCTGCGACCAGAAGAAAGTGTTTATCACTGAATCACCGCGTGGAATTACCCCTAAAGGGAATGTAACGGACCCGGAAGGCGGCGCAGAACTTTTGAAGCTGGGTTTCAAGTGGAATGTGGGTGAAGCAGTCATGCACGAAGAACTTGTGGCACAAAACGCATAAGGACATGTTACGGATATTGTTTACAACAGAGGATAATGTTCACCAGATGACCGTCGTAACCGACGGAATCGACGGTCAAATGAAGGTTTTTGTAACGGAAAGCCTCTATGGTGACGTGGAATATTACAAGAGTCTGGGTATCGTGATAGAACCCGGACACACCTATAATATAGGACAGTTCAAGGAATGGGCTTTCAAGGCGCTTGTTAAGCTTATTGCATATCCGGAAGGATTCGAGGAAGAAAGCATCGTATTGTCGGACGTACAAGATACGATAGAATATGTATTGGAGACCAAAGAGCCTACACTCAATTTCCCGGCAAAAGGAGGAGATGATATGTGTGTGGTTACTTCTTCAAAACAGACATTCAAGAACGGACAACCAGTAGGACACCCGGAAGGTGTGCCAGTAACATTCTCAATATCTGGAACCGGATTCAAGGTTGACGGTGGAGGACAAGTAACGGTAGACGAAAACCCGAACAACACGACAAGAAAGGCAGTTGTGACGATTAAACAGAATGAGAGTGGAAAGACCGTGCAGATTGAATGTGTACAGGCCGCATCTACCGTGTCATACGAATACGCACTGACGCTTAATCCTACGTCATTGACTTTTGACGGTGCAGGAGGTGAAAAGCTGGTTACAGTGACCTCTACAAGAACAAAAGTTCTGAACGGGGTAAAACAGCAGGCACAAACTTATCCTACTGACATAGAACTGGCAGGTGTGGGATTCAGCTATGAAGTGAGCGGAAACAACTACAATCTGAAAGCTGCGGAGAATACCGGGACATCACAGAGAACAGGAAAAGCGACTATTTCACAGGAAGGCGGAAAGACTGTACAGATGAACTTGACACAGAATGCGGCTACAGTGACGTATGACTATGCGCTTACAGCCAATTCACAGACCATACAGTTTGTGGCGCTTGGAGAAACTAAGAGTTTACAAGTTGTTTCAACAAGACAGAAAAAAGTCAACGGCAAACCGTCTGGCGGTGTTGAGAAGGTAGATACGACTGCACAGATTACCGGAACCGGATTCAGCCAGACTTCTTCTGAAACATCTAATGGAGAGAATTATAGTATAGTGGCAGCTGAAAACAAGGCAGAAGCAGCTAATAGCGGTTCTATTACCATTACACAGACTGGAAGTAACAAGACGGTAACGGTTACGTTAACACAGCTTGCAGCGACAGTTACCTATGAATATACATTGACTACAAACCCGACAACGCTTTCATTTGCAGCAGCAGGAGAAACAAAGACGTTCGGTGTTTCAAGCAAGAAACAAAAGAAGGTGAACGGAAAGAATGAGGGTGCAGCAATGACAGTAGATTATGATACGGTTGTAAGCGGCACAGGATTTACTAAGGGGTCTACCGAATACTCTGTAATCGCAGCAGCTAATACGGGCGCACAGCGTACCGGAACGGCAGTTGTCACGGCAGCAGAAGGAGGAAAGAAAGCGACGGTAAATCTAACTCAATTGGCAGGAGCATAAAAATTGTTTGAATGAGATTAGTTGAAAGACATATTATCAAGGATAACCGATTTGAGGAGGTTTGCCAAATTTAAAATTTTAGTAACGTGGGAAAGAGAAAAAGAAAGATAATACAAAAAACTGAAAAGCCGGATTTGGTTGCAAGTCTTTCGAGTTTGTCCATTGAGGAAATAGACAGATTACAGAAGGCGGCACCTATGGCTTTCCAAAGCAAATTGCAGGCTGCACTTAACTCGAATGATGCAGGGGAGATAATGAAAGCTAATTTGTATCTGGGAGAAATTAATAGACAGCCGACAAGAATACAGTCTGTTTTCTTTGACCCTAACGACATATCCGGCAACGGAAGAGGATTCAAGGATTCCAAAGGGGTTCTATCCTTTTCCGTATTGCGTCGGATGGGAGATATCCATATAGTGAAAAGTATCGTGTCTACACGTGTGGAGCAGATAATGAACTTTATGGATTTTTCGGAAGACGAGCAGAAGGAAGGCTACACAATCAGAAAGAAGAAAAGCCTTTTTTCTACCGGGGATGAAAAACTGACAAACGAGGACAAGAAAAAGATTGCAAAGATAGTCGAATTCCTGGAAAAGGGAGGATGGACGGACAAATGGGATAATGTAGACAGCTTGCAGGAATTTGTAAGTAAAATAATGTCGGATAGTCTTACATTAGACCAGTTGGCCTTTGAAATGGTCCGTAACAGAATGTGGGAATTGCAGAAATTTCGTGCCGTGGACGCTTCTTTGATACGCTTTCTGGACAGTGTAGACCCAAGACAAAGGGAAGGCTTCGAGCAGTACAGATTTAAGGGGCATTTGCCGCGTTACTGTATGGTGTGGGACGAGATGATTCTTCACAATCCTATAACGAAGGAACCGATATTGTATTACCCGTGGGAGCTTGGTTTTGGTATCAGAAACAAGACATCTGATGTAAGAAGAAACGGATATGGGGTATCGGAATTGGAAACGTTGGTAAATATCATAACCTGGATATTGTGGGGCTTTTCTTATAATGCGAATTTTTTTTCGCAGGGGTCACAGCCTAAAGGGTTTATCAATATAAAGAATCCTAACATATCAAACAGTACATTACAGGAATTTCGGCAAGCATGGACGCAGACGATGGCAGGGTACCAGAATTCGCACCGCACCCCAGTCATAAACGGTATCGATTTGGAGTGGGTAGACTTGCAGAAACTTAGCAACCGTGATATGGAATTTAACGAATGGATAAAATTCCTTATTATAATGACATGTTCCGTATATCGTATAGACCCGTCCGAACTTGGATTCAATTTCAAGGAAAGTCAGCAGATATTCGGACAGGACGGACAGCGAGAAAGATTGAAGCACAGTCGTGAAAAAGGTTTGAAGCCTCTATTGATATTTTTACAGGGTATCATTACAAAGTATATTGTGAGCGAGTTGGATGAAAACTACGAGTTTGCATTTACAGGAATAGAGGTGGAAGACGAAGAAGCACAGGTAAAACTGGATTCTGAAAAACTGAGTAGCGGCATGGTTTCTATGCAGGATATATTTAAGAAGTACAACGGACGAGACTTTGACCCGGAAAAGGACATCATTCTTAACCAGGTGTACCAGGGGATGAAGCAGGCAGAAGAACAGAATAAAATGTTCGGAGCTTCACAACCTGGACAACAGCCGGAAGGTGTACCGGAAAATGAAGAAGACCCGTTCGCACAGTACAAGTCATTTAATGACAATCCTATAATGAAACCAGCAGTTGACTATTATTTAAAAAATCTTTACAAATAAGACAGTATGGAAAGCTTCGATGAATTAAAACTGGACAGATACATAAACAAGGCTCTTTTAGAAAAGAGCTTCGGACGTACAGAATTGTATGATACGCTTTTGGAGATTGCAAAGGCGCAACAAGGCGTATATGTGAACAACGCAGTAAACCGAAAACTTGGTATTGTGGGATTACCCTACAAGAAGAGAAAGGCTACAGAGGAAGAGAAAGCCGACTTAACCAAGACAACAGAAGACCTCTATAAGGAAGGCGGTGTTTGGAAACGAGACAGACAGATTAAGGTACATAATAAGGTGAAATCTGAATATCGGAAGAAAATGCTATTTGAGACCAAACCGCGTGCTTACTTGATGCTTGGTGGTGGAGGTTCTGGGAAAGGGTATTACCTTAAGAAGATGAAGGAGAAAGACCCGTCTATAGACAAGTTGCCCGTTATTGATGTGGACGATATGCGCGACATGATACCGGACTATGAAAGGGTGAAGGAGATAGACCCGAAGAAAGCAGCTTCTTATGTACATGAAGAAGTGTCTCATATAGGTAAAGCCATAGACAATGAATATATAAAATCTAAATCTTCTTTTGTAAAAGATGCTGTATTTGGAAACCCGGCAAAACTTGAAAAGCTTGTTGACGACTTGAAGGCACAGGGTTATGACGTTCATCTTGTAGGTGTGGCAACTGATTTCAGTACGGCTCTGGACAGAATACAGAAACGGTTTGAGAGAACGAAACGGTATGTACCTACAGAAGTGGCAAGGAAAGGACATAAAGGTGCATCCGAATCTTTCAAAAAAGTTATAGAAACACCATTAAAAGATAAATTTAAATCCGTTAAATTGTATGACGGAAATTCCGATAATGGTATAATTTATGATAATAAAGTGTTAAATCAAAAAGAACTTGATAGGTTTCTTAAAAAATAGACTTATAAATTTGTTCAATTCTGAACAGTTTTATATATTTGCATAGAAACTTAAAGAAAGGAGTTAATTATGGAAAAGAAAAAGTACGGAATTGACATGACGGCCGACGAATGGTTCGAGATTGAAGACAACGGTATAGGGGGAGAGTGGACGATGGAAGAAGTTGCAGCTTTAGGTCCAGAAGGAAGGGAATTTCATAGAAACGCCCCATATAATCCTTACTTCCCTAAACCGGATATGTCTATTTTTGATGAAGACCTTTATGACGGTTATAAAATCAAAGATAAGAAATGACAGCCGAGGAATGGTTTGAGATTGAAGAACGCGGAATGGGTGAAGGTTGGACAATGGAAGAAATTGCCGCAATGGGTCCAGAAGGAAGAGAGGATTACAGAAACGCGCCTTCAAACCCCTATTTCTCTGCACCGGATATGTCAATGTGGGACGAATCGTTATACGACGGTTATAAGATAAAAGAAAAGAAGAATGCCGGAAAAGAAAATTGATGGTATAAGAACCCCTTTGGTATCGCGTCTTATTGGAGTGAAAAGACACGTGAAAGACCCTATCAGATACCCGAAAATACAATGCGGATATGAAGGGTTGGCACAGACCATGTTTGCCACACAATCGGACGCGATGATAAAGGAGCTTATAAAAGAAATGATAAAAACGGTTGAAAAATGATATTCACACCGGAAGAGATACAAAAACTGTATGATATAATAGACTACCGTCTTGCAAGGATTGTAGCCGATGTAATGGGAGATGAACTATTGACACCGGAAGACAAGTCTTTGTTAAGGCGGTATGGCTATAAATGGAGAAGGGAGATAGAAAAATTACCACCCTATTTTCAATCCTATCTGTTTGGGAGATTGAGTGCACAACTCACGCCAGCACAATTATCAACACTCAATTTTGACGATTTTACAAAGTACATAGACCGTCACCAATGGGCGGTTCTTACACCCCTGGAAAAGGAAGTGTATTATGCGGCAGCGACACGCACATACTCCTATATAAAGACAATGGGAGAACGGGCCAAAACGATAATGTCTAATGCCGTGTCGGAAGAAGAGGTGAAAGCCCTTGTGGAGAAACAGAGACAACTGGAGCTGGGAACGATAAAGAAGGAGATGATAGAGGATGTCTTGAAAAAGAAGTCCGTTCAGAATATTGTTAGCAATATAGGGCATTCCTTGGAAGACTGGAACCGTGATTGGGGGCGTATAGTGGAAACCGAGATGCAGAACATCTATCAGACCGGGGTAGCCCAGCAGATAATGAAGGAACAGGGAGCGGACGCGCTTGTATATAAGACAGTATATTCCCAGGCGTGCGTCCATTGCATAAGATTGTACACTACGGCAGGAATAGGAAGTAAACCAAGAATATTCAAGCTTATAGACCTTATAAACAACGGGGATAACATAGGAGTGAAAGTCAAAGACTGGAAACCCGTGTTAGGAGCTACTCACCCTTACTGTAGATGTGACCTTAAGGAGGTGCCTAAAGGTATGGTTTGGAATGACGAGACACATTCATTTGAACCGCCTAAAGAACCATACAAAAGACAGGTAGAGAGAAAAAGCAAAGTAAAGATATATGTCGGAGATAAATTGTTTGAGGTATGATTTTTGGATATAAAGGAGATGTAGAGGTTTTGACCCTACGGAAGACAAGGGTAACAAAGGAACGTGTCAAGGAAAGTACGGAAGAGGTAGACGTATATAGCTGGGAGATTGTTCCGGTACGTTTAGACCAGATAAAGAAAGACGAATATGTGCTACTCTATTGCATGATGAACAATAGCGCGATGTTCAAGAAAGGGGTTGAATCCGTTTATTATAAAGGTACGATGGAGAATATTGTGTTTGAAGACGGACATATTTTCTCTGTATGCGAGGACGCGAAAAACCTTGCATTTACTTTGCCGTATCAGACAAATACACCATTGGTAGACGAAAAGACGTTTGCTGAATGGACGGACGAGGATTGTTTCGGCAGACGGTCCGGAATGAGTTACAAAAGCCCGGATAAAGAGATAGAACGGGGAGATGCGGAAGAATACGTGAAGTATTACAACGATAACCCGGGATATATGAATATTGGTGCAGGAGTGTTGAAGATAAAGGAAAGAGGACAGTCCTTGTACGAAGGAACCCTCTACAATATAAAGGCTTCACCGGAATATGCACTTATAACTAAGGAAGGTTTGTTTTTGAAAACGGAACATTGATTATGACAGGAGGATTCAATACGGGTTTTGTGGAGATAAGGACGCTTGAAGGGGATAAGTTCTTAAAGAATATAAGGATTAATGAAGCTGTAAAGACAAGACGTTCCTATACGCTTGTAAACGGTCTGTATGTGCGCGAAATGAAACCGGAAGAATCGGTGTATAATATCTATTACAGTGCAGGGAAAGAAGGCATTCTTAACAGGGTGTCCGGTGAACAGATGGTATGGACACATGAAAAAAACTGGTTTGTTCCGGTAAAGGTAAAGGACTTGGAAATGTCCGACAAACTTGTGATATACGATAATAAATGGGGAAGGATTGACCGTATAGAAAAAGTGGAGACATTGAACCGATATTTTTACAAGCCCGATTTGAAGAAAAACACTTCCTATTATATTGATAATGTCTGCGTTTTTGGATAGATTGTGCAAAATTCGTACATTAGCAGAAAAATTTATAGCTATGAATTTAAAGAGATTATTTCATTTACAGACAGCCGAACAAAAGGTGTCTGAATACAGGGAGTTATTAAGACGCTCTGAAAAGATAGAAGCAAGAACGGAAGAGCTTGCAAACGAATTTGCAGAAAGAAGCCAGGTATTGAAAAGCTTCTCTTTGCTTGATAAGGACGAAAGGGAGATTTCGGAAAAGAAATACAACGAGTTCTTGAAGGAGCATACAAAAAACGTCGCACAATTACAGAAAGACAGGGACAAGGTTTTCAAGGCTATTGCCGCATTCCAGAATGACGAGGATATAGCAGAAGCAATTGCAGACGTGTATGCGGTCCATGTGGCAAGGAAGGCATGGAAGAACAAGAAGCTTTCAAAAAGCGCATACGATGATATCATGAAGGCAAAGACCGGGGTAGTCAAATATGCGGATGTTCTTTTGTTCAGAGGCAATAAATTGCTTATCCTACAAAGAGCAGGGGAACACATGAACTACACCCCGGATTGGTGTATACCTGGGGGACATGTTGACGAAGGAGAGGATTTTCGCACGGCAGCACAAAGAGAGTTGTTTGAGGAGACAGGAATAGACGTGCCGGAAGATACGCTTATGGAAGTAGGTGTAGCCAAAACGAAGAACGCGGAAATCCATTACTTTATGGGACACGTCGACGATGAATCCCCAGCTTTCGTAGTGGTTGACGGTGAAGAGGAAATAGGCAGCATGTGGATTGACCCGGCTACTGAACTGGAAGACTACGATTTCATTTTTGACATGAAGGACAATATCAAGAAGATTTTGGGTCTGGAAGTAAGACCGAACCCGGTAGAAATCGTAATGAAGGCTTTCCAGGAAGGAAAAGTAACGGAAGATGTGGTAAAGTCCGTGTGTGGGAAATATCCTAAAGAGATACGGAAAGCGAATAACAAGACCGATTTTTCACACAGTGAAAGAAAGGACCTTGCAAAGAAAGGCGAGGCAATGCCTAACGGGAAATATCCTATCAGAAACAGCCAGGATTTGAAGGACGCTATCAAGTTGTCCGGTGCTTCTGATATGCCGAAAGAAAAGGTGCAGGCGTGGATTAAGAAACGCGCTAAAGAGCTGGGTCTTGAAAGCGAATTGCCGGAAGAATGGAAAAGTAAGGAAGTCGAAAAGACAATGGATTGCAACGACGCGAACGCAATCTGTAAGGAAGATTTGGACGATAAACCCAAAGGCCCGGAAGGTGACGGGATAGCGAAGACCGAGGAAGGAGAAACCATAGAAAGAGAAGAACCGGACAGCCAGGAAATAGAGAAGTCGGAAGACGGACTGACGGTCTCCATGAAGTTTTCTTCTGTAGAGGATGCAATGATATTCAAGAGCGTTATTTCCGAAATGATTCAAGAAGGGAAGGTAAAGGCGGATGTACTGGAAAAGGCAAAGAAAGAGGACGGCATGTATACTGTATTTGCCGATTTCGCTAACTTCCTGGAAGGAGTGAAGACCCGTTCCAAAAACGTACACTGGAAAGAGGAAGACAACTCTAAACATAAATATCTCGATGATTTGATAGAAGAGCTATCCGATTACGAGGATAAGATAATGGAAGCCGGACAAAGCGGTTTCGGACGTTTCAAGGACGGGGAAATAAACGGTGAAGAGATAGAGGTTAACGACCCTATAGAGCTGGTGGACCTTATTATAGACCGTACAAGGGGTTTCTATTCAAGACTTGACAATAACCCCGAATATGCAGGGGAAAAGTCGTGGGTGGAAGATTTCATGGCAACACTTAAACAGACGAAGTATCGTTTACAATTACATTAATCGTTTCGGAAAGGGGTAATATCACCCCTTTCTTTTTATTAAAAAGAAAGTATGGAAAGAGATATGTTAAAAAGCATGTTGTGTGACAGACTGGAAAAGGCGGTATCACACAAGTATGTAAGGAAAGAGTCGGACGGAAAAGGCGGTTTTCGGTACATTTACACTGAAAAGGAAATGGAATCTGAAAACAAGATTATCAATAGACACGGTGACAAGTCCATAGAGAAGACCGGAACGAACCCGGCAGCAGTTACCAAAGGGTTGAAATCCTGGTTGGATAAGAATAATATCGATTATGACTACACCAAGGCGAAAACGACCGCGAGTAGCTATTTCAAGTTTGAGACAGGGAAAGGGAGCTATGAGATAAGGGTTTCCAACCACACCAAAGCGAATGCAGACGAGAAAGGCGGTATAGATATTCAATCCTATGGTTCAAATGACGGATTCAGCGTTTCTATAGATACGGCATACGGTTTTACTTCCAAGGACATACAGAATATCATTAAGGACACGGAAAGAATAAACGGGGAAGTGTACAAGAACGAGAAGTTGAAAAAGATGTTGGGAGACGAAACCCTATTAGAGAAATATTACAACGAAAGATATACACCTTCCAAACGCACAAAGTTTATTGAAGATGTCGTTAACATTATCGGAATAGAAGAATCGGAATATGGAATATTGGGAGATATCGTAGGAAATATGTTTGACCAAAGTTTACACAAAAGCGGTGTACATAAAAAGATGTCCGAAGAGAAGGAAAAGAAGATGCAAGAACAAAAGGAGAAAGAGGTAAAAGAAAAAGAAAGTAAGAAGGAAAGAAGGGAGAAGGTGATGAAAGAGTTGGATAATCATATATTCAAACAAGAAACGTCTACCACGCCCCCGGAAGAGTTCGAGAAGATTGTACAAGAAAGAAGCAAGGGAAATGCAAAAGGCTTTACGGTAATTGGGGAATTGGGAGAAGGAGATAGAAAGAAATATTTCTATGAGTGGGCGTACCCGGTGCCGGAAGGTAAAAAGAATTACACTAAACCGTCAGATAAATTCGTGGATAATTATCTGAAAGCGAAGGGTGAATAATTTTTGCATAAAACTTTGGCTATTTGCATAATAATTCATACATTTGAATCGGTAAAGCTGTAAATATATTTTAGTTATTGCAATATATTGATTATTAGATATTTACAGAAACATGTTTATTTCAATTCGTTGGATTACAGAGTATTAAAAGATGTTTGAGGTAGATTCAAAATTCAATTTTTTCACAGAGGCAAACTTTGAGAAATCAGATTTCAATCCTATGGATTACCCGGTAGGGGACGACAGAAGATATGAAAAGATGATTTTTGAGGGGCTGGCATCCGATTCTTCCATTGATTCGGAGGATGAATCTATGAACCCAAACGGATTTGTAATAGACAGATTTTTGAAGCACGGTCTTATTAACCTGGACCATTTGCCATCAAGAAGTCCTATCAATAAGTCCAGGTTCTGGATAGGACACCCATTGGACGCATATGTAAAGAATAACAAGTTCTACGTACGTTGCCAGTTATGGAAGAAATCACCAGAAGCAAGGGCGTTCTATGACAAGGCGCTGGAAATGCTTGCAAGCGGTACGGACCGGAAACCGGGTTTTTCCGTTGAAGGAAGAGCGCTTGAAAGGGACAAGAACAACCCTAAAAAGGTTACAAAGGCTTTGATTACCAACGTGGCAATGACAATGACACCAGTAAACGCAAATTCATTTGCCGATATAGTCAAGGGTATGCAGACAGTGGATTTTGTAGAGGACAACAAAGAAATTGGAAACGGTTCTAACAACGTTCTTTTAGAGCTACAGAAGGACGGATATAATATAAGGATAGACAAGTCTTTCAATGTTACCATTAACCCTATCATAGTGGAAAGAGATGAAAGATTTCAAGAGCTTTATAAATATTATCTGAACGGCAAAGTGCAGTTGAACGTTATAAAGGACTATTTGAGAACCGTTAATAAATAAATTTGTACACAATTAAAAGTTTAATAAAAATGGACGAGAAATATTTGAACGACCCTATTGTATCTCTGATGAAGTCTATGGGATTTTCTGACGAGTATATTATGGCAAACGTGAAAATCGAAAAGTCTGAAAACGGAGCGGCAGCAGGAGACCACGAATCCGAAACCAAAGAGGAAAAGGATATCAACAAGTTGGAGAAGGAAGCCGTGAAGGACGAAGAAAAAGTAAAGGAAGACGAGAAGAATACAGCCGAGGACAAGAATGCGGAAGGCGAAAAGATGGAGAAATCTAACGCGGAAGATATTATGAAGTCCGTAGGTTCTGTATTTGCCCCTCTGATGGAAAACTTTCAGAAGTCTATGGAAAAATTCCAGGAGACAGTGGACGGTATCAGTGAAAAACTTGACAAGATGTCTGGTGTTACCCCTATGTTCCGTTCAGAAGGACTTAGCAATATGACCGCTATTCAGAAATCTTTCGAGGAAAGAAAGGATGAAGCAGGTAAATATGAAGTTAACGTGTTGAAAGACAGACCTATGGCAGTAAAGCTTATTGAAAAGTCTTTGGAAGAGGCACCGGAAGATATCGCTAAATCACTGGAAAGTGACGCACTGGCATATCTTATCAACCCGGATGCTGAAACAGTAGGCGAGAACCTGGCACGTTACATGTATGAGAAAAACGGTGTAAAATTCGTGAAATAAACTCTATTAAAATAAAAGAATATGGATTTGTATAATTATAGCAACCAAAACGGTACAGGTGATGTACTGGGCGGCATGGATTCGGCAGAAATCTTGAAAGCGATGGAAGCAGGTCTTAAGACCGGAATGCAGTATAACAACGAAATCAACAACGGTGGTGGTCTGAAAGTTGAATCTTTGGATTCAGTTTTGAAGATTTTGGGTAACCGTATGAACCAGTTGGTTTACTATATGGAAATGCCTAAACATAAGATTGATAACACTGTACATCAGTACAACCAGTTGTACAAGTATGGTGAGGAAGTAGGTATTTTCAACGCAGAAGGCGAGACACCGCAGGAAACTGATTCTCAATACAGACGTAAGTCAATCGTAACTAAGTTCATGGGTGTATCGGGACAAGTTACACATCCGGGAATGTTGGCTAAATTGGCTGGTAATATGGATATGTATCAGAAGGAAGTAGAAAACAAAACTATCCTTTTGAGTACAATTATCGACACACGTCTTGTTGACGCTGATTCTTCTTGTGTGGAAGAACAGTTTGATGGTGTGTTCCGTCAACACATGCTGGGTATCAATGAAATGGACGGCGGCACGGCAGAAGGTAAGACTTCTGAACAACTGTTGGATGGTTATTTCAGCAGCCCGGCAGTTATTGACGCACAGGGTTCTGTATTGAATGACAGTCTGATTCAAGACGCTGCAAACGTTGTAGTGAACGTTTATAACGGTTATATCGACCGCATCATCTCTAACCCGATTGTGTTCAACAACTACGTTAAGATGTTCCATGAAAGCAAGCGAGTTATCGTAGGTCTTGCAGCCTCTGTAACTGGTGCTACTATGGGACAGTCTGTAAACGACGTTACAACTCAGTTCGGTAAGATTAACATCAAAAATGACCGTTTCTTCGACGAACGCAAACCTATCATGGCAGGCAAGGGTGCAACAAGTGCTAAAGCCCCGGTTACACCGACAAAGGGCACAGAAATTGCAGTAAAATCCGCAGACACTAAGACTAACTTCGGACAGCATGCAGGCTCTTATGGTTACCTGGTAACAGCAAAGAACAGATACGGTGAATCTGCACCTTTGAATATTACTAATGATGGTGCAAAAGCTGTTGCGGCTACTGAATCACTGGAATTCGGATTTACCGCTGGTGTGGGTGGCGCATATCCGGCTACTTGCTTCGTGGTATACCGTACCAAGAAGAATGCGGTTCTGAATGCAAACACCGAATACTATCCTATCTTTGAGGTTCCGGCTTCACAGATGGCAACAGGTTATGACGGTGCAGCTGCAAATTGTGTACGTGACCGCAACCGTATCATTGCAGGCACCAAGTCAGCTTTGGTATACTACAATGACAGCCAGATTAACGAATACTTGCAGTTTGCAGACACTATGAAGATGGACTTTGCTGTTACATCTCCGAGCAAACGTTTTGCAATTCTGAACTACGGCACCCCGGTATTATATCAGCCAGCAAAGATTGTACGTATCGTTAACATTGGTGAGGAGGGCTTGTAATTAGCTTGATATAAATTTATAGGTTTAAAAAGTGAAAAGTGAAAGGGAGGGAGTAATTGAACTCCTTCCCTTTTTGTTTAAAAATTCGTATTATGGAAAAAGTAGTTGTAAAAAGCCGGGTGTATAACAACCATAAAATTATGCTTAATGGTGGTCCGGTACAGTTTGTGGGTGGTAGAGCGGAAGTTTCGGAAGAACTCTACCAGGAAATAGTAAGCCGTGAAATTCCGGATATCTATAAGGAAGGTGAAGAGCCGGAATATAAAACACGTCTTGAAGAAAAACTCCGTTCGGAAGTGAAAGAGAGAAACCAGGAGTTCGAGGAAGAAATCAAGCGCCTTAAAAATATCATTGAGGCACAGAAGGTCGAGATTTCCAGAAAAGAAAAGGAAGTGGAGATGTGGAAGAAATGTGTTGAGGAATTGAAAGCAGGAAAGCAGGAAATGGTGGCAACCCCCGAACCGGAAACGAAACCAGAAGAAGAAACTCCTATCAAGCAAGAAGAGGATGACGAGGTGAAAACAGCCCTTAAGAAAATGAAGGTTGACGAACTGAAAGAGCTTGCAATGACAGAAGACGGAGGTTCTTTCAAGGAAGAAGACCTTAAAGGCAAAAAGAAAGAGGAAATTATAGATATGATTTTGTCTAAATAAAAATACTTTACAAAGATGGGTCAATTGACGTTTACGATAAAATATAAGAAAAATTCCGGACTTGTGCTGTCTGTAGCCGAGATATGGCAAACGTACCTATATGGAATAACCATTGACGGAGGGCAGGGAGCATCATTCACGGACGAATCCATGCGTTTCTATATAGAATCAGCACAAAGAGAGGTTGAAAACTGGTTCAACTTGAAATTCTGTAAACAGTTAATTGACCAGTCTTTGACTTATTATCAGAAGGACTATTGGCAGCAATTCCCTATATTGTTTCCATCCTATCCGGTAAGAAAGCCGTTAAGCATGATTGGAATGCTTAACAAGATAGAACAGATTATATATCCGCAGGGGTGGTTATCATGTCAATATGATAGCGGTATGGGGCAAGGGAAAAGAAGATTGAGCGTTGTTCCTACCGGGTCTTCCACGACACAGGGAAACGCGGAAATCATATTGACGGGTATAACGTCACAGATAGGTATGCAGCGTTTCCAGTATATACCGGATTATTGGAGGGTACAGTATATAACCGGATGGGATGTGGACCAGATGCCTATGGACTTGATTAATCTGTTAGGAAAACTTGCATCTTTTGCCCCTTTAAATATTGCTGGAGACCTTATTTTAGGGATTGCAGGTGTTTCTGGACAGTCTTTGAGTATAGACGGATTAAGTCAAAGTATAAATACAACGGCTTCTGCAACATCAGCAGGATATTCTGCACGATTGCTTCAATATCAAAAAGAGATAAAAGAGACTGTAGGAAGATTGAAGTTAGTGTATGATGAAGTAAAATTTGCAGTATTCTAAGGTATGGGAGAAACAAGAAATATATTACAATCCCCGTCTTCCGGATTGAGTAATTTTAGACCGGAATTTTTTAAGTCGGAATTTGACAAGGCGATACAGGCCAAAGGTTATGACGTGGAGATAATGCGTGCTTTGCGTTGTCCGTGTCATGGGAAAGAATCAGCATTACCGGACTGTCAGAACTGTTTCGGTACGGGATATTTCTACGTGAATGCGATACATACGAAAGCACTGATAACAGGGATTAATTTTACCGACAAATACAAGTCATGGAGCCAGGAGCTTTTAGGTACAATGGCGGTAACAGTGAGGGATATAGACAAGGCGAATTTATCCTATTATGACAGAATATCTTTCAGAAATGAAATATCGTATTTTTCTGAAAATCTTCCTATAAGATACGATGATATGGGACAGCCGTTTGTGTTCACTACATACAAACCAGTACAAGTATTGGCTATGTATCTGTTCGAGGCTTCAAACAAGCCTCTCATAAAGACGGACAAGGGACATATAAGCGACGTTAACCCCTATTGTATCATATTGGACATGGAGATAGACGCTTTGCCCGAAAATGGTTTTGTGTCGGTATATTACAAACATAATCCGGAATATCATGTTATAGACTTACCACACGAGATACGTGCTTCATGGGCAACCGACAAGAAAAGCGGACAACTCAATAAGATAGAGCTTCCGGTTCAAGCCATTGTAAGAAGAAGCCATCTTATAGCGATGGAGAAGCCTAATTTTGACGGTAGCGGTGTGATATATAATGAAGATGTGTAAAAATTTGCTTTTTTGATGAAAAGTGTTTAGATTTGTACAAATTTAAATATTTTGTATTGTGAGAGCAAAGAAAGTTTTGGAAGTCCTGGGCATAAGCCGGGCGACCTTATCCAATTATGTAAAGGAAGGAAAGATAAAGACCCATAATTCCGCTACACAATGGATAGATTACGACGATGAATCGGTATATGCGATTGCGTCCAAAGGACAAAGAAAGAATGTAATGTATGCAAGGGTTATGAACAAACATAACCTAAACAAGCATATAGAAGCATTGGAAAGATATTGCAGGGAAAACGGACTGCATGCCAAAGATGTATATAAGGACGTGACGTTTAACGCTACATTGGCGCAAAGAAAAGGGTTCAGCAAGTTGTTGGACGACGTGATATCCTATAAGATAGGAACGGTAGTAACACTGAGCCGGAAAAGTCTGTCTGGAACGGACAGCGATTTTATAGAGATATTGTTTGCAAAGTTCGGGTGTGATATTAGGTATTTAACGGAAGAGTAAAATGCTGCCTCTATACGTAGACATATCGGAAACAGTTGCGGAATTCGCATTGACACCACAAGAAGCAGAATTCCTTGGAACACGTCTTGTCGATGATGTAGTAAAGGAGTATATGCGAAGATGGAATGCGCTTGTAGATTCAGAACTGCATCAGACACGGGGAATATATCGGTCTGCAATGCAGGTAGACCGGACTTCCGCCACATCTGTAGAATTTGTATTGTCTGCAAGGGCGGCAGGTCCACTTCCTATGATGCTGGAAGAAGGAGCAACACCGTTTGACGAGAAGATAGGGTTCCAGCGTTCGGACAAGGCAAAGATAAAGAAGGACGGTTTAGGATGGTATCTAACAATACCTTTCAGACACGCCACACCTGGGGCAATAGCGGAATCCGGAATATTCAGTTCTGTTATGCCTAAAGATGTGTACGATATGGCACGCAATGCAGGGGGACAGCCTCTGAAATTCGTAGACTTGCCAGCAAACCAGCAGGTAAGGGGAAGCAGGAAGGAGATAAACATACCGGGATTGAACGTGCCGGAATACATGCACAAGTCTGTAAAATATGAAGGTCTTGTAAGGGTTGAAGCCCGAAGTTCGGACCAGGAGAAGAGAGGTCAATATATGACATTCAGAAGAGTTAGTGATAAGTCAGACCCTACAAGCTGGTTCAATGGAGGTATAACCGCCAAAAAGCTAATGGATAGGGCTTTGGAAGAGGCACAGATAGAATATGTTGCAGAAATGGCGATAGACGAGGCATTAAAACGAATTAAAGGCTTATGATTGAGATAGTAAAAGTAAAGCAGTTTATAGTTTCAATACTGAACTATATACCAGAAGATTACAGACTGCATAAGGGAGACGAACAGAATACTTTCTTATACAGACTTCTTAACGGGATGAAGGAAGGGAATTTTGATTTCTACGACCAGGCGAAAAAGCTGTTTTTGAGAGGAATGACAAACCCCCGTAATTTAAGGGTGTTGTTTGAATTCCCGAAAGACAATACGGGATTACCGGCCTATGTAATAAGGGAGCCGGGAGCAGACCCAGGAGCTGCAAATTCCATAGGGAAAATGAACGGACAGATATACGATGGTGGAGCATGGCAAATAAGAGATAGCCGTTTCCATAACTTTGAGATAATGTGTCTTTCGGACAACATGCTGGAAAGTATAATTATGTCGGAAGTTTTGTATGCACTTATAATGGGTTCCTATAATTGGCTTTCTACCCAATATGATTTGGTAGAGGTAAGGATAACAGAATTAATGACAAACCAGAACGTATTGCCTATTCCTATATTCATAAAGTCTGTAAGACTTGATTTGACTTTGGACCAGATTGTAGGAACACTGGTAAATGAAGAATTGCTGAACAAGATTGCATTTGAAGATGCAGGTATTGCGGCCGACAAGTGGGGTGCGGACAATTACGGACGTGATTATGAATTGCCCGGTGTGGAAGCTGATATAAACAAAGGACTGTAAACCTTTGCATTATATAGATAAAAACACTATCTTTATAGCGACTTATATGAATGTGTGATTTGATAGGGAAATTGCGCAGAATTCCGTAGACAAATAAAAAAGAAAAATAATATGGCATCAACGTTTATTTTCAACGGTCGGCAGATTTCATTGCCCGGTGTCTATTCCACTATTGTAAGTGGGGAAATGAACCCGGCAAGAAATCTTGACTATGGAAAGGTCCTTATTATTGATACAGGAAAGTATTCAGCCGGATTTGGCGGCGGTGCTGGTATCAATGGCGAGAACGCACAAGGACAGAACGCTATCTATACTTTCGACAATATTTCTGATTTCCGTGCATTTATGAAAGGTGGTCTTTGGTGGAGAGTTGCCGAGGCTTTGTTTGCCCCCGACCCCTCAAATGCGGATGCGGTAGGTGTTTCCGAACTTGAATTTGTACGCGCTGCAAAAACAACAGGCGCAACAATGACATTCGCAACTTCAGCAGGAGGCACATTTGCGGTAAAGACTTTGGACGAAGGTTTGGTAGCAAACGGTTCATTATTGAACGACAAGTTACTAACAAAGGGGTATGGCATGAACTTCATTGCAGGACGCGAAGACCCGACAAAACACATCTTGCAGTTCTGGAGAGGAACCTATACGGGAACCTATACGGACGGTCTGCCATACGGTGATATTACGCAGGAGAATTGCGACCCAGAGCTTGTTCTTGAATCACCGGAATTTGAGAACATGCAAGAACTTGTAGACTGGGCTACAAATGATTCTAACTTTGCACTGGCATTCGTGTTAACATCCGATACGGAAGTACAGGGAGATGGGACAATCGAAGAAAACGATATCACCACAGCCCTTAATGGTAAACCCTATATTCTGGCGGCAGGCGGTACGGAATCATTCGACGCGAACGATTTCAATGCTGTACTCGACCAGATTGTAGGTTTGGACTATAGTAATGTGATTTTGGACCAGGTAGGAGACAACGCCTATTCGGCCACGACAAAGGCATATCTTACACACATGAATGGTGCGGCCAAATTCCAGCATTTCCTCTATGTGGCAGGATATGACAAGGGAGCCGATTTCTCAAAGGAAATTGATTTGGCAAAGAAGTTCGACAGCTCATTTGTACAGCTTGTACACGGTGGTGCTGGTGTGGTATCTGCATTCGATGCGCAGAAAATCCGTTGGTGGGGTGTAATGTATAACTTGTGCGCGATTGTGGGTCGTATCAGTGGAAAACCGCCTTATGTACCGCCTACATTCAAGACAATCGGTGTTGACAGACTGCAACACGCATTGACTGATTCTGAAAAGAAGAAGGCATTGAAATACGGTATTCTGACAACCGTATTGAATGACTACACCGGAAAGTTCAACATCTTGCAGGGTGTGAATACATTGCAGGACAACGCTAACTTGTTCAACGCAAAAGGACAGTCCTATTCTATCCAGTTTATGCGTATTGTCGCACAAATCAATAAAGAATTGATTGTAAATGCAACATTGGACTTGCTGGGACAGGAAAACGGTGTTAACGCCAATACACTGACAGCAGGAGCGGTAAAGGATTGGACAGTGGCATATTTGCAGTCAAGAACCGCAACGGACGCACAGGACAATCTGATTCTGTCGTTCAAGGATGTAGTGACAACGAGAAAGGAAGACGCTTATTTTACAACCTATAAGATTGTGGTAAATAACGAAATCACCAAGTTGTTCTTTACAGGTTACTTAATTCGTGGATAAAACAAACCCTAAAAATTAGAAGATTATGGCAGTTTTTACAGCGCCTAAAGCGTATATTAAAATAGATAATCAAGTAGCCGGGTTTGTTCGTAATCTGCAATTTGCAGAGAACATTACCCGTGCAAACGTGCAGGGTCTCGGTTCACTCCTTAACCAGGAGGTGCCAGCCGTGCAATACCAGTGCACATGGACGGTAGACCAATTCTTTATTGACTTTAAACAGCCAGTAATGGAAGGTATGATGCACCGTTTGGGTTCCGTTAAGTCTATCGTGGACACCTTGATTTTGGGTGAGCTTGGTTTTGCCATTGCTATTTATAGCAAGACAATTCAGAGCCAGGATTCGACTACAAAGATGGTGACAGCAGTAGACCCTACTGGACAGACTATGTGTATGTTGAATCCGTGTTTTGTAAATAATCAAAATTTTTCATTGCAAGAAGCTGGCATTGCCGGGTATTCTATATCGGGAATCTATCTTTACCCCGTATCAACTTTGGAACTTTAATTTTGATTATAAACAATTGATAATTAGGGAGTTACAATTTAGTAACTCCCTTTTATTTTGGTTATAAATAATTACAAATTGGATTAATTATAGAATAATAAAATGTTATGTAATTTGTAAAATATTTTTATTATAGTGAATTATTGGTATTGTGAAATGATGTTAATAAATCCACAATTTAGACATAAGCACTTGCGTATGTCATAACATAATCTTATCTTTGCAATGTGATAAGGAAAGAAAGTCAAACAAATAAAAGATAAAAGATATGAAATCAAATGTAGAAAGAATGACGGAAGATTTGAAAAAGGTGTTGTTTTCAAATGTATATAGCTTTGAGATTGAAACGAAAGATATAGTTTTCGGATTTAGTAAGGTATTGAAGAAAAGAACTAAATCACTGGCAAAGGCTATGGATTTGGAACGTAAACTGAGAAATGATGTCGGACGTTATTTGTCCAGTACGGTAGTTGTTGCTTCTGTAAGAATGTACAAAAACGGAGAGTTAAGAGGTGAATTTAAGGCTAATAATTTTTGATTGTCAAACAAATAAAATTTAGAGTTATGAAATCTTTAAATTGTAGAATTAAGTATATAGTTCGTGAAGCGGCTGAATATGGTTGTAAAATTTATGAAGTGATAAATGTAATGACTGGTAATCGGGCAAACTATTTTCCCGATAAGAAATCGGCTATTGAGTTTGCGAATCGATGTAATTCATAGTAACGTGATACAGCAAAAAGATTGTGGGGAGAACAAGAGGCTTGAAACAGCCATTGAAAGGATTATAGAATATCTTTTCAATTATACCCCTAATTTTAAAAGAACCCGGTCAAAGATAGAACTCATGGAAAAGTTCTGGGAAAAGACCGGGATTTCCTCTAATAGGGCATTATGGGAATATATGGTGTTTCAAGGTTCTATGATAGAGAACAGCCGATACAAGGAAATAATATTCGACCCCTATAATTTGATAGGCCCGAAGGCAATAGAGAAGTGGAACAAGAGAGGAAGATATCAAGTATTCAGAGCTAACAAGTATCAGCGAGAAAGAGGATGGATAAGCCCGTTTAAGGAGAAGGAAGAGGGTTTATCTGAAAGATACAGGGAGATGTTGAGGAAAAAGTATTGGAACAAGGAGAAGGGGTTTATACTTTGCAGCCAGTACGGAGGATGGTTATTCGACAAAAATAGATGTAAGGATTGTATATTTTATAAGGTTTGTGAAAAATGACATAATAAAAGTTTATGTTATCAGATAATATTATTATATTTGCATCATGAAAAAGACAGTGAAGGAAGAAGTCAGACCGTGTGTTTCTTGCAAGGAGAATCATTTCATATATGACCGCAATAGATGGTTATGTAAGGAATGCTACGACAATAGAAAGAAATTGAAGTTGAACCGCGCTTCATTGAAGGAGGAAGAAAACAGGCTTAACGAAGTGTTTGTTAAGGTATGGGAGGAGAACCCCCATTATTGTTTCCATTGTGGAAAGTGGCTGGGTCTTGAAATGAAGCCTATTTTCTTCTCCCATATATTGAGCCGAGGAGCACACCCAGGTTTGCGCTGTGACCCGGAAAACATAGTGCTGGCATGTATGGAATGCCATCAGATATACGATTTTGGAGACAGAAAGAGTTTGAAGAATCAGATACCAGAAGAGAGGATAGAAAAACTTTTGGAGAAAGAGCATGAAAAAAGACGTTGATATATTGATAGGATGTGCAAAAGTGTTTACCGCTATAGGACTGAAAAGGATATCCAAGAAGATAATAGACTATTTGGAAAATCCTAATAGCGAGAAAGCGGAAATATTTCAGAAAGAAGTTGATTCCTGGAAGGAATATGAGGAACGTTCAAAAGGCAGAATGTTTGTGTTCAGTGACGGGGAACACGCCCTTATGAAGTATTTTATTATATCGTATGAAAAAGACTGGTATTCAGACGGGAACCCGGCTATAGTGATAAACAAGCTGGCAGATGAAAGTGCATCATTCAAGGACAACCCTATAAAGAATTTATGGGTAGTGTATAAGAGTGAGGAAGAACGGGACAAGGATTTTGAAAGGTTGTTGATGATAAAGTAGTGAGGTATGAATTATGGATTATCCTATAAAGGGAGTAAATCACGTATTGCAAAATGGGTCGTTGAGGCTCTTCCTTCCGCTGATGTATGGGTAGAACCTTTTGCTGGGGGATGTGCAGTCACTCATGCAGCCATTTTATCGGGGAAATACAAAAGGTTTGTCATAAACGATATAACGGACAGCGCAAAGTTTTTCGCTGATGCAGTAAACGGGAAGTTCAAGGATGAAAACCGATGGATAAGTAGGGAGGACTTTTTCAGATTAAAGAAAGACGATACGTATGTAAGATTATGTTTTTCTTTCGGTAACAATCAGAGAACCTATTGTTATAGTGAACAGGTCGAACCATATAAGAAGGCTTTCCACTATGCAATCTGTTTTGGTGATTTTAATCTGTTTGAAGATATGGGTATCTCTATTCCGGAAGATGTGTTTAAGGGGTGTGATACATTCAAGGATAGAAGACGTGCAATAAAGGATATTCTGGTGAAGCTTAATTATCCGGATAATTTGCAGAGATTGCAAAGCATGGAATGGTTGGAAAGACTTTGGGATTTGCAGAGTTTACAGGGAATGGGTAATATCGAAGTTTTCCAGGGTGACTATAGAGAGTTGGAAATACCGAAAGAAGAGAAGTATGTAATATATTGCGACCCACCCTATATAAATACAGAAGGGTATTTTACTAATTTCAATCATGAAGAATTTTATGACTGGGCGAAACAGCAGAAAAATTGTTACATATCGGAATACTGGATGCCCGGTGATTTTGAATGTGTGGATTATATAGACAAGACAGTATCATTTTGTGGAAAGAACAAAGGCTGTAACAAGCAAGAAGGTCTTTGGATTTGTAAAAATAATTTATTTTAGTTGGTATGGGAAAATTTTTAATAGAAGACGTAAACGCGAAAGGATTGCTTATCTGGATGAATGACAATTTCCGGAAGCAGAACGGGAAACGGTTTACCCGTAATGATGTGCAGGCATATATAATGAGGGGACATTTGCCGGAATACCTGGGAGGAAACGAGATTGTAGTAACACCTAAAAAGCATTGTACAATTAAGATGTACAACGTATTGGAAAATGACAATAACCCGGTAGTGGAGGAAGAAGAAAATGAATGTATTGGTAGCATGTGAAGAAAGTCAGAGAGTTTGTGAGGCTTTTAGAAAACGAGGACATAACGCCTTTAGTTGTGACATTGTAGACTGTAGCGGTGGGCACCCCGAATGGCATTTCAAGCAGGATGTTTTGCAGGTTATTCCCAATTTCGGAGGAAAGCTGCAAAACGGTGAAGAGTATTATTTGCCGGAAGGCGAAGAATGGGATTTGATGGTTGCACACCCACCTTGTACTTATCTATGTGTGTCTGGTGCTGCATGGTATTATCACCCGGAAGATAAGGGGCTGCCGATAGAACAGAGAAGACCACATCCGAAATATCCAAACAGGGCGAAAGACCGAGAAGAAGCCGTTAATTTCTTTATGGAGCTATATAATTCGGGCGTAAAAAGAATTGCCATAGAGAACCCAGTAGGGATTATGAGTACAAGGTTCAGAAAGGCAGACCAAATCATAGAACCTTGGATGTTCGGGGATGAAGCAAGCAAGAAGACTTGTTTATGGCTTAAAAATCTGCCTAAACTCACTCCTACAAAGATTGTCGGGAAAGGTGAAGTGGTGGAAGGAAAGAATGGTTTTAGAATGCAGAAATGGTATTGTGATGCCTACGGACTGCCTAAAGAGGAAAGACAGAAGATAAGAAGCAAGACATTTCCGGGCATTGCGGAAGCGATAGCGGAACAATGGGGTAGTTTAAAATAAATTTTGGTAACGTGAAAACAAGTAGTAATTTCGTGATTGTCTATGACTTTGAAACCGGGGGATTGCCAAGCAAGGAGAAGAAGGCTTTTTTGGATATTCCTTTGGTCGAAATGGCTATGTCGTGTATAGACATGAAAAAGTTGGAAATAATAGACCGTGTGGAAATGATATTCCCGTATAACTACAAGGAAGGACTTGCAGGATATTCGGAGGAAGCAACGGCAGTGCACGGTATAACAAAAGAAGTCCAAGAAGAGAATGCGGTACCGTTGAAAGAGATATACAGTACATGCAAAAAATGGTTTACTAAATACAAGAATCCGCGTCAGATGTGTACCCTTGTAGGACATAATATAGTGGGGTTCGATAACCCGTTTCTTAGAAATTTCTTTGCCTATATGAAGGACGATATAGACAATTACGTAAAATACTACATAGACACGATGCAGTTTGCGCACATGGCAGCCTTGGAACAGATGGACTACAAGCTGGGTACGTGTTGCCAGGCTGCCGGGATTGACCTTGTGGAAGCGCACAGGGCACAACACGATGTGGATGCGAATGCAATGCTGTTCATCTCCTATGTGAAGAAGTTAAGGGGTGAAGGCGTAGAAACGGTGGAGAAGAAAGAGAGGAGATATAGAGAGGACTTTCAATTATGTTAACGGGTGACGGAAAAGGAATACTTACAAACAACCAGCTTGCATATCTATACAATGCAGTAGACAATATCATAGAGAGACTGCCGGAAGGGGCGCTTAACCAGTTGCTTGAAGGATATGGAAACGATGTTGACACCATGCTTAGGGAAATGGTGCATCAGTCGGAAAAGGCGCTGTATCTGGGACGGACGCTGGATTCTGAAAGTCTATCCTATGTGGATAACGTGAAAGCCTCTATGGATAATACGCTTAAAATATTGTCCCTTAATTACTTCATAACAACCATGTTGCCTAAATTCCGGTTAGGGTGGCGTAATATAGAGTGGTCTAATTTGACACAATTATATCCGTGGAGTTGTTATCTATGCGCCCGGGCGAGTGGCAAAAGTTATCAATGGTCTTATGCCTTCATTTTGTGGCGTTTATGGTCCTACACAAGACCGACTGCATATAGACAGGATACGGTAGACAATGCCAACCGGAAAGAAACATGCTATATTACCAACACTTTTACATTGGCAAAGGTACAGATAGCAAAGGTGACGGAAGAGATAGAGGCGAACGATTTGATAAAAGAAAAACTGAATCCTTATAACAAGGCTTCAATCGGAGAAACGGCCATAAAAACGGAAACAGGAAGCACTCTTCATGTGCGCGGTAAGGATTCAATGATTCGCGGTTTGCACGTAGGAGCATGTTTGTGTGACGATATGCCGGACGAAAGCTCTCTATATTCGGATGAACAAAGGGAGAAATTGAAAGAACTTTTGAAAGGTACAATAGAGCCGATTGTAGAACCATATGGATATTTCCTTGTAACTGGTACACCCTATTCTTCTGCACCGAATGAATTGTACCAGATATTGAAGGCAGACAAGCGTTTCTATTGTTTTGAATATCCGATATTGTTTCCGGACGGTAGACCGTTAGCGCCGGACAGATATACGTTTGAACAGATATTGGCGAAAAAGGAAGAACTCGGAACGATTGTGTTCAACCGTGAATACCTGGTGGTTCCTATCAGTGACACGTCAACGATATTTCCTTATGAATATCTGATGCGCAGTGTTATAGGAATGGAAACGATACGTTTTGCGTCAAGTATAGACGATTTCCCTTTCAAGCTTACAAGGGTGCATATAGGTGTGGACTTTGCGGTTTCCGGTAATATCGGAGCGGACTATACGGTGTATTCGGTATGGGGCAAAGATGCGATGGATAATTACTACTTGTTGTATTATTACCGGAAGCGCGGTATGTCGCACAACGAACAGGTAGATAAGATTGTACAGCTTGACAGGCTTTTCCATCCTAATAAGATACGGTGTGAAGCTAATGGTTTCCAGTCTATACTATCCGGACTGGCAAAGGAAAGAGGACTTAAGAACATAGAGCCGTTCACCACAACAGAAGGAAACAAAAAGGACCTCTATACTGGATTGCCTTCTTTGTCTGCAATGTTTGAGAGAGGGCAGATAAAATGCCCCTATGCGATAGGGGAAACAAGGCAGGCGGTAGACTTGATGTTTGGTGAGTTTTCCTCTATTACGTTCAGAAGTGATAACGGGAAATTGGAGGCAGCAAGCGGTCACGACGACATAGCACTCAGTTCGTTCCTCTCCATAAATAGCTTACGCGAAGATGATAAAGAAGTAAAAATAAGTGTAGATTTGATATAATATTATGAGAACAGCTAACAAAATGACAAACCGTAAATATAAGTTTATCTATAAAACAACTAATAATATAAACGGTAAAATTTATATCGGGCAACATATTACTGATAGACTGAATGATGGATATAAAGGCAGTGGTATTGTTATAGAACAAGCATTTAAAAAGTACGGCAAGCATAACTTTAAAATAGATATTTTAGAATTTTATGAAGGAGATTCTAAAGAAGAATTTAATAATCTTGAAAGAAGTTATATAGAAAAGTTTGATTCTATAAATCCGGAAGTAGGATATAATAGAACTTTGTGTTGTGGAGGAGGATTTTTAGGAGAAGAAGTTTATAAGAAAAGGTTTTATAGACATTCAGAAGAAGCAAAAAGAAAGATTGGACTTGCTCATAAGGGAAAGGTTATTTCAAAAGAATCAATAGAGAAAATGAGAAAAACCAAATTAGGTAAAATTAATAATAATCGTAAAAAGAAAACTATTGAGGAAAGAAAGAAAAGAGTTATTTCAAGAAAAAGAGAAAGACCTATTTTGCAATATGATTTGAACGGTAATTTTATAAGAGAATGGGAAAGTGTATGTGAAGCTGGTAAATTTTACGGGTTATGTTATGGAGCTTCGGGAATTAGAACAGCTTGTAACAATCCGAATCGTACTTGTAAAGGGTTTAAATGGAAATATAAAGAAACAAATGAAGAAAGAGAAAATATCGAAATTGCTTCTTCTAAAAGGTCGTATGAAGTAAAATATCCAAGAAAAGGCAATATGAGAATAGAACAATATGATAAAGATATGAATCTTATAAATACTCATGATTCTTTTAGTAATGCAGCAAGAAGCGTAAATCTTGTGAACGGAACCGCTATAAAAAGGGCTTGTGATAATTTCCCAGTTTTTACAGCGAGAGGTTATTATTGGAAGAGGATTTATTAAATGATGTTAAAACAGAGATGATTTAGACATAAGCACTTGCGTATGTCATAACATAATCTTATCTTTGTAGTGTCTTCTTAAGGGAGGCAAGAAACAAGAAGTCAAACAAATAAAAAGATAAGAAAATGGAAAACGATGTTAAGGTTCTCAAAGAGTTATACAAGTTCATTTGTGTTAGTGAAGGTATTAAGGCAATTGCTTTGAAGTTTTGTAAAGTTGGAAAAGGCGGTGCTTGTTGTTCATATGTGGATAACAAACCGAAATCAATCTCTATTGATTTGAATAGAATATGTATCGGTTCTGCTTATGCTTTGTGTCACGAAGTAGCACACCAGATATGTATAGCCAACGAAGGGAATGCAACGCATAATGCAAAGTTCAAAAAGATGGAAAAGGAATTGGTTAAGAAGTATGCAAATTGTGCTATTGCACGGAATTTGATTTGGTAACGAAGGGAGGACAAAGTTATGATTACTGATAGAAAGAAGGCCCCAGCATGTTTAAGATACAATGTCAGCAACAATTCCGGTTCAATAAATAAGAATTTCGAGAAAAACCAAGAAGCAGCATATAATTTTGCAAATTCGATGAATGAGACGGCAATAATACGGGGATATATTTTTGTAAAGCATAGAGGACAATGGGTGAGAAATACTGTTTTTATGGACCATGTTTTTAGATAAGGAGGTTAAGGTTATGAAAAAGGATTTGATAAGAACGGCTATAGGATTTAGATGTTTTCTAACTATTGAGGAAATAGAGGTAACGGACCCTAAAGACAGGAAAGAATGTAAGATGTTTGAGGAATTGAACGGTTTCACCACTATCAAGAAAATTGCATTGAAGTATACCGATAACAAGTTGTTTCATGAGATAACAAACCGATTGATTGAACTTGACAAGGTGGGTTTGACAGAAGAAGAAAATGCAGAAAGACAAGCGTTAATTACGCTATCTCAATATTTTAGAGTTAAGTTTTGATTTAACTAATTAATGATGTATATTTGTAACGAATAATATTTTGTGATTATGGAGGATAAGATAATTAAAATTAAGGGACATGAATATAAGATGTCCTTCCCTACAGTAGGACAATATTATGAGATAGAAACGCAAAAGCAGTTTTTAGGTCGAGGATATTATAATACTTTGTTGGGTAACAGAACACAAGCGGCTGCGGATGCCCTGGATATGATAGATATTGAAGCGACGCTTACAGTGATGTTGCCGGACTTGTTGGCAGATATGAAGGTAACTTCTTTTAAACAACTTGGTATTAAGGACTATGTGGAGGTAAGAGATATTTACAATAAGGAGGTTTTGCCTTTTATTAAGGAAGTTGAAAAAATGATGAACCCCAACCGATAAGAGTATTCGAGCGAGAATCACTATAGTTTGAAAGTTTAGTTATTCAAAGAGTATAGGGGTGTAGTCTGTTACGGGTTATGCCCCTATTTTTGATTGATTTTGTATGATGGAGCGAAATAAAAAGGAAGATTTCAGAACGTTTGTAGTCAGATGGAATAACAAGTTTCCGCTTGACAGATGGTATAGAAAGAAACATAACATTGCTTTCATGTCCGAGGAACACAAGAAATGTTCTTTTTTTCAACAACTTTTCGAGTTCGAGGAAGACCGGATGTTCAAGCAGGCTTTGGAGGACGAGGAAAAGAAAGTTGAATACGTTCCGAATATCGGAGAATGGCTGAAAGATTCCTATGATGAAATGGTAGACCAGGAAACCGATACCAAGGAGATAACGCAAAGTCAGATTGAAGCCTTCCGCGAGGAAATGGCGCGGATGGCCGAATACGAGGAAAGCCAAAAGGATAAGGAATAATGGCAGAGGATAAGAGGATTAGGATAGCGGCCGACACCACACCGCTAAGACAGTTGAGAGAAGAAGCGGTTTCTTTGTACCGCGAGATAAACCAGACTTCCATGCAGAGCGCACAGGAAGCCGAGAAAAGCATTTCACAGCTACGGGAACAACTTGCATTGATGGAGGACCGTAACGAGCTGGAAAGGCTGTTGCTTGACCTTAAAAGACAGTCTGCCGCCATTGATGCAACTACAATGCAAAAACCGTCTCCTATGCCGGAAAGACCGATAAGGAGACAGCCGCCTACAGAAGAACTTCCAAGACCGGAACAACCTACTATAGACCCCGAAACAGGGTCTATTACATGGGACGTATCGCCAAGAAGGAAAGAGGAAACTGTACAGCCGGAACCGAGACGAGAAGAACAAAGGACGGACCGGGAAACGGATGTAGAAGAATCTTTGCCAGCCGAAGAACCGGAAGAAAGACCAGCACCGAGAAGAAGGAGAAGAAGAAAAGTCCAGGAACCTATACCGGATGTGGAGCCAACCATAGACGAGGAAACGGGTACCATGACGTGGGATTTGACACGGAGACCGGAAAGAGAACGTGTTACCCCTATAGAAAGAAGTGTGGAAAGAGAAGAACCGACCACTACAAAGGAGACACAGAAAGAACTGTTAAGGGAGATAAACAGACACGTCGAGAATATAGACGAATCAGTTACGAACGTTGACAATTCCAAGAACTTTCAAGATAATAGCGAAAACAGAACGGACAACTCACGGCATACGGAGAATATAACCGAGAATGTTGTAAATATTGAAAAGAATACCCAGACAATAACGGAGAATACAGCCGCTATAAGGGAAAAGGGGAATTTGGAAGTTGTTTCAGAACAACCGAACAGGCCTCTATTAAGAGAAGACGACAGAATACAGAGAAGACCGGAAATAACGGATAACGGACAGACGGAAATCAAGTTTTCGGACGAGGGAATAATACGTGCCATTACAAGGTTGGGAACGATAACGGATAATGTCGGGCGTGATGTTATTTCCGCTATTAGAGGACTTGAAAAGGGGACGGGTGAGGAAAACCAAAGAAGCGGTGTTACCCGTTATTTGGAAACTATTGCAAACTCCGTATCTGTTATAGAAGACAGCACGGAAAACATATTGGAAGAAATACAGAAGGTTATTTCTAACAATGGTATAGGCGGTGGGGTTGGAGCACCAGGGGGAATTGTGCCGCCTACTGGAAGCACTGGTACACCTGGTGGAGGACTGAATATATTCGGAGGAGGATTAAAAGGAATATTGGGCGGTTTGGGGGCTTTGACGGCATTCAATACCGTCAAGAACGTATTGTCAGAAAGATATTTCCGGCAGCAGGAATTTGAAGCGCGTTCCCAATATCAAGGAACCGTGGAAACGGCCGCAAATTATACACGATTACAAGCCGCTAACCAGGCAGACGCTTTTAGATGGATTCCTCTAATTGGTGACACGATAGCAAAAAGTATAGAGTTGCCAGCACAACTTGCAGCCGAAAAGATGATGGCAACTTTCGGGAAATATGCGGAAGGAGAAAGACGTGTTATTCCGTATGCACAGGTTATGGGTGTATCGGCAGGAGAAGCATTCAGACAAGCCGGAAGAGAAGGAAGTTATGCAGCTTCTGCACTTGGTATGGATTACGCTTCATACATGGGAAGACGTGCCGAATTGATACGTGCAGGAGGAGGACGTTTTGTTGGAGGCAATGAATATGACCCGTATGCAGTAAGGGAAACGCAGTCTGTAATGGCGGCAGAAAGGTTGTTCGGTCTGTCTCCTAATGCAGTCAATCGTTTGCAAGGTGCAATGAGGTTCGGAGACCAGGATTCGGGCACTGGGGCTTCTGCCATTATTAGGGAGTTTGAACAAGCAATGAAAAACTTGAATATCTCGTTTGAACAGATAGCCTCTACAATGGAGGAAAGTTTAGATACCTTCATAACACAGTCAGACCAGATTCTTTCAAAGCGCGGTGAATTTGATGCAAAGGAGCTTGCAGCGATGTTTAGCGGAATACGCCAGGCAACCGGACTGCAAGGAAGACAGCTTGAAAGGGTACAGCAAGCATTCACTGGACAGGGGATGTCAAAGGATGAAGTGACAAATGCAATGCTTGTACGTTCTATCCAGGAAGTTATGCCAGACAAGACTTCCTATTCGGAAATCCAGGAAGAACTGGAAAAGATACGTGCAGGAGCGGCAAACCCGAAAGTTATGGAAAACTTTTTGAACAGGCTGATAGAACGTACCGGGGGAGGTTCCGAACAGTTGCGTTTGGCAATGTCCGAAATATTTCCTAATTTGTCCTGGAATGATATTAATTCTACGATACAAAAGGACAGTGACCCGTCCAAGCTTGTAAGCAATTTGTTTGACTTGTATAAAAAATCAAGTCAAAGAATTAGAGAAACCCCTACAGAGGCTTATGATAAGGATGCAGCAAAAAGGACTGTAGGTGCAGGAGAAACGATTTTGGCTGGTGATATGAACCGCCAGATGTCGGAAGGTGCAAATCAGTTGAATGAGATAAAAAAAGTTCTTGATAGTATTAAGGAAGATACCGCAATATTGGCAGGCGTAAAAGATAGATTAGATACCTATGCAGGAATGCCAAAACAAATAGTAGAAGATACGAAACTTGTTTCTGGTGCATATAAAGAAGCTGGTAGTTCAGATTGGGATGCTTTATTGAAAGGTATTCAAATGTCAATATCTAAAGGATTTTTGGATATAATTACAGCAGGAAAAAGTCGTAATATTCCAGCAGAAAGATAAGAACGATGAAAGTAAATATATTTAACATACAGAGTTATAAGTACAATATCCCACCTAAAACTTTTATAGAGGAGTGGCAAAAGGGATTGGGACCAGATACGCCGGAAGCAAAAAAACTGACGGTTCCGGAATTTATGGATATTGTAAACGAGGTGTCCGGAATATCAAACCTGGATGCTATATGGGCTACATATGACGATTGGGAGAAAGAGAAATATAAAGCCGAGTATTCCAGCAAGGATTTGCCGTATATAAAGCCGAATACACCTCTATCTTTCACCATAAAAGATTCTCCCTTGCTTATTCAGAAGGCGGCAAAAAGCGAGATGTTCATGAAGCAACGCCCGTTTTCCGCTTATTGGTCCGAAAACTTGAAAAAGCTTTTGGAAGATAAAGAGGGTTATGTAGCCGATAATGTGGTTGCATTGGATGAAGAAAAGGCAGTGCGAACGAAAGTACAGCCTATCAATATAAAGGTGTGGATATATTGCAAGGCGATAAACAAGGTGGTGGATGTAAGCCAGTTTGTAAACACTTGTTCTACTGACAAGGGATTCAAGAACGGAACGTTTTCAATCAATATAACGCCTTTTAAGGACGCTAATTTATCGAATGTGTACGGGGCTGGGTATTACGATATATTCCCGGTTGTGACACCTAAAGGATATGATTACAAATCGTATCTTGAAAAGGTGGTGCAGATAAACGACATAGTGTTTGTCCGGTTTGAACGGTTGAGGCTTGAAGGGAGTTCGGACAGTGAGGATGCCAACAACTTGTTTGTATCTCTGAACAAGCTTGCAAATAACGGGCCGAATTATAACGTGTGGGATATGATAGGCTTTGTAGATAGTGTAATGGAAACCTATTCTTCGGAAGACAATTCAAAAAGCACTGTTATAAGCGGTCGGGATATTACAAAGATGTTTGTAGAGGATGGAAGCTATTTTATACCGCTTGAAAACGTCAATAATACGGTGCAGAATTGGTTGGCGCGGAAAACTGGTGGTGTATGGGATGGGAGAAATGTAATAAGCGGAGCATACCAGTTTATATGGAATTTGGGGTACAAGACGATAAATGAATGTATCTGGTTCATCATAAATATAATGTCTTCTATCGGAGTATGCAAGGATGATGTGTTTTCTTCCTGGAAGGATAAAAGAACAAGTGCTTATGATATACCCGGAACAAGCGGTGTCCCAGTACGTGGAATATGGCAGATTGTGAAGTTGGAGATATCTAATGAAATAATGGAAAGGATTGTGACCGATACGGGCCTTGGAAATCCGAACGGTACGTTAATGGAATACATGGATAGGATTTGTCAATACCCTTTGACAGAATTTTTCTTTGACACCTATATAAACACGATAGACATTATTGTAAGACAACCCCCGTTTACGGAAAAGGCGATAAAGGATGCGTTCAAGTCGGAAAATTATATAACCATAACGCCGGACAACGTTATCTCCTATAATTTGAGTTATGACCCACGGGTTTACACCTGGTTCCAGTTACACGGACAGAATTCACAAGTTGGTGGAAAAGACAAGCCGGGATTGGCATTTGTCCCTATTGTGTACCTGGAAGAATATGTAGAAAGATGGGGAAACAGAAAGATGGATTTCGTGGACATGTACTGTATTCGTATGATACAGAACGGAGCGGAAAACAAGAAGATATTTTCTACTTACCAGGCAACGATGTTGAACGACTTGATTTATCTTGTTGAAAGTAATATGTACGTGCCTTTTACACGTTGTGGAACAATTGAAATAAACGGAGACAGACGTATAAAGATAGGCACCTTTGTACTGAATCAAAGTACGAACGAATTTTTCTATGTGACGAATGTAACCAATACCATATCATTTAATCGTGACGGGGTAGACAGACGTACAGTCTTGCAGGTAGAAAGAGGGTTCTATGTTCCTATACTGAAAGGAAATCTGATGGAAGCAGTAAAAAGAAATGACAACTCCGTTTCTGAAAAATCAGCGTCTGGATTTACGCCGGATTATTTCAAGTTGGTGGATTTAAGCGGATTGAGGCAAAAGGCAAAGGAAGCAGAAAGTGGAGAGATAACGAATTACGATAACCCTAAAGTTGACAAGCAACAGTTTGATTATTTTTTGAACAGAAAATTTTTTGGAGGACTTGAATAATGGCAGGAGGAAAACCAAGGATAAGCAATAACAATTTGCCGTATATATCAAAAGGGTATATAGTGCTGCCTACAGATGTAGGCAGGGAAAGTTACATAGATACCGTTTTCCGCACTAATCTTGTTGCTGTTATGATGGAAGGCGGTGTTTTCAGAAACGACGTGCGTATTACAAATGAGGCGATTAATAATATATGGTTTCCGGAAGAGCCTGGAGAGCTTGGAGCACAAGTAGTTATAGCAAGCGGTGAGTTTTTGAACCAGCCTATAGTGATAGGAACGTTTATTGGAAATGATGAGGTCCCGGCATGGAGCGAGGACGTTGTACGTATCAAGAAACAGATAAAAGACGTTACCATGTCAATGACGATAGACCCACGGAACCGGGAATGGAATGTGAATGTTACTTCTATCGAGAAACCCGTAAATTTCAACGTTACACTGGGAGGCAATGAGGAGAACAAGATAAGATTGCAAAGTTCGGGAGAAGCGGAAATAATAGCCTCTAAGAAAGTGAAAGTAACGGGGTACAATGAAGTCGTTACGGAAGTCGTGAATGTGGTCGAGGATGTAAAAGAAAAGGACAAGGAGATACGAAGACTGACGATAAACCAGGAAGAGGCTAATTTTACATGGAAGGTCCAGGATAAGACGACAACGGTAAAGGTAGACCCTAATACGGTAGATGTCAATTTCCACGACGGGAAAAGCCATATAACAATGGACGAAAGCGGTGTAGTGCTGGGCTATGACAATGACGCAGAAATGATTCAATTGACGCAGAACCTAATAAAACTTATAACTGGGCAGAAGGTGAATATAAACAATGCGAAAGAGCCTTTGACATTAGCCAACACTTTGATACAGTTGTTGAACAATGTAGAAAATCAGATAATGACATTAAAGAACGCATGGCAAACAGCGCTTGCAGGTTCGGCAGCGATGGACGGCGGAAAAGCCGGATTCGGGGCAGGTGTCGGTGCGGTATCGGCTGTGAATCCGTTACAGTTCGACGGAATAAAAAGCACGGTAACTTTTTCGGATTGATATTTATTTTGTATTTTTGAAAACGATAAGAAAAGATTATGGCAAACGTCGCACAATCAGCAATACAGAAAGCAGGGTCTTTGATAGAGACAGCCGGAAGAGCTATACTTGCATCTCAATTTCCTAATGATTTTGAGGTGTATCTTTGTACGCTTGAATTGGCGGATTCAAAGAACAATACGATAGATTTTTTCACGTTCCCGATTAATCCGAATGCGATAAGCAAGACGGAAGCAAAAAGGGAAAACATAAGGAATACGGCAGGGGGCGTTACGGTGTTGTCTTCTCCTACTTTTGTACCGCAGGACATAACGATAAGAGGGGATTTCGGACGAACATTTAAATTGCTTTTGTCGCTTGGTGGCGGTGCGTCAAGTCTGGCAGGAGCGGCCTATAGCCTATCAGCCGGAAAATGGAGTTTAAGCGATGTTTCGGGAAAAAGTACAAATTCTTTAAAATCAGCTTCATTTGACCCGTCTGTAAAAAATGGATATGGATGCACGAAGATATTGCAAGCCATCATATCAAAAAGTAACGGTGTGGATAAGGACGGTTTGCCATTCCGTCTTTACTTTTATAATATGGCTTTGGGTGAGAGCTATTTGGTAGTTGTGCCCCCTACAGGGTTGGTGTTAAATCAGAGTTTGCAGCGCAATATGATTTGGGAATATTCGCTTACAATGACAGCGATAGCGCCTTTGGAAGCTGTAGCAGGGGAACAGAAAGCAAAAACAGCACTCACTAAAATTTGTACGGCCGCAGCAATACAGAAAGGCGTGAACGATTTGGCGGCTTCTTTGGCAACGTTATTATAA